TTTTTTTTTCAACGAGTCTTGGAACCGCGTCCGTACTTAAAATAGTTGATTGCGTTCTGTATCTGAGTGCCTGTTACGCCGTACTTCTCACGCATCTCGGTGAAATCATACCCGTTAATATGTTCAACGCCCTTCTTATTGATGTACTTCCTGACGATGTTTCTTACCTCAACCTGTGTCATGTCTTTGTCCTCCTATTTTAAGTTTTTTGAGTTTTTCTTTTTTTTTCTCTTACGGCTCAGGATATCCCATTTCCAACAGAATGTTAATTCCGGCGTCGCCGTAATCACCCTCTACTCTTACCCAAACTTCCTCATCGGAATAGCTCTCAGCGATAATCTGTAAAATTCTCTCTTTCATGGTCTTGTCTCCTTCCGTGTTATAAGTGTCTGTGTTTCATTTCTATGACTTAATATTAACACAGTATATAATGTTTGTCAACTATTTTTTAAAAAACTTCTTTGAGGTTTTCAAACATCTCCAAATCCATGTCATTCAGGTCTTTCGCCTGAGCCAAATCCCACTTATATTCTGTTACGAGCTTGTTGGTAATCTTGCGCTTTATCTTCTCCCTTGCCTCTAAGCCCGCTGTGTCCGCGTCTGTGGCGAGTATGTATTTACGGCAAGGTAATTCCCTCAACTGTCTAAACTGTAAATCTGTGCCTAATCCGTTCAAAGCAACGGCATATTTTCCATACACCCACGCTGTAAGAGCGTCAAGCATACTCTCACATATTATAACTTCCTTCGGGAATGTCGGTAGCTGATACAGTTCATAAATCCCGTACAGGGGTTTTTCAGCCTGTGACGGGTAATTGAAAAACTTGGTCTTAACGCTTCTTCGGGCTATGAAAAGTGTGTGTCCCTCTTTATCCCTTATGGGAAAAGTCAGGCACTCCGTCTTCTTGTCATACCCGATATCAAACCTTTCGATAATCTCATCGGTCAATCGCCTCTTATACATATAAGGGTGAACCCATCGGTAGCTGTCGAGTTCTTCCTCTCCGACGTACTGCTTCGTCTGGTTGGGTGTAGCTCTTCCCCTCCCAACGTCGAGGTTGAGGTCATCTCGGTTCTCCACACTCACTGTCAGGAAGTTCCTGAGCAACCATTGCCATCCTGTCGCACCTATCTCGCTATCGTCGCCCAAACAGTGTGAAATCAACTGTGGAAGACCCACCACTGTAGAGCACGCAAAGCAATGACAAGTCCCGTCACTCTTCTTGATACCCATGGAAGGACGCCTTTCCTGTCCTCCCTTATGGTAAGGGCAAGCGACCATCACATTGTCAGGAGTATCTGTAACTGTCTGTAACAAGGATATCTTGTTCAGGGCAAGCTCCTGTTGAAGCTCCCTGATTATATCAAGGCAATCCACATTGAAGATTGTTTCGTTGATTATCATACCACTGTGCCACTTCCTTCTTTCTTGAACTGTTGCTACCTGAACGGCAACTTGCCTCTACTCTGATAAACTCCACATTGTTCTTCAGTGCCTCGGCGTATGCCTCAACAGCGAATATCCGAACAGCACCCTCGGCGTGAGTGAGAAAGTAGTCCAAATCCCTCTTCCACTCGAAATTGAATATCATGCCGTGCCACTTGGCGTAAGTGGTATGCGACCATGCGAATCCCATATAGACCTCCCTTAGAATACATCCGTCTTACTCTTGAACTGAGCTCCTTGGCTGTCAATCTTCTTGCGTGTGCGCTCCTGAGGTTCACCATCATCCGTTGAGGGAATGAACGTGAACTCTCCCTTATTTATGTCCCACATATACTTGAGCTTGCCACCACGTAACCCATTTCTGTTCTTCTTTACATCCACCTCAAGCACGTTGTTCTTCTTCTGCTGAACAGCAATAACCTTGGTTGCGTTGTGGGAGATGCCGTCACTATCCCTTATGCTCTCAAGCTCAGGTGTGCCGTCATTGTCCTCACCCACCACGCCTGTCCTATTTGCCTGAACTACGGCGAGAACAGGAATGCCTAACTCGATTGATAACGACACTAAATCCTCACTAATGTTGGTTAATGTCGTGGTCTTGTTATCGTTGCGTTTAGCTCTCTCATCTGAAAGATATGTCATGCCATCGATAGCGATAACATCAAGTTTATATTTCTTCACCCAGTTTCTCAGCTTGGTTACTGTGGTATCATTGCCAAAGTCCCGTGGTGTAGAGACGATAAACTTATTCTTCCTGTCCTTCAGCCCATCAATGTAATCTTCATAGTCCTTCTCATCAATGTCTGAACCACCTGAAAGCAATCCCCTGTTGGAGAAGTGGCTCATCAGGGTGTCAAATCGGAAGCCTATCTTGGTGTCCGACATCTCGGCTGAATAGTAGCCTACGTTGAACCCTAAGCCCCAAATGTGGGTACAGATATATTCGAGTAGCCATGATTTACCTTGGTTTGTTCTTGCAACGATGACTAAGAACTCCTCTGTGCGCTCAATCCCGTCAATCTGGTCGTCGAGCTCCTTCAAGCCACTCTCAAATCTCCACTCCTTCGGATTGTTCTTGCGCTCACGGAACTGTTCGAGGCGCTTCTTCGACTGAGCAACGATATCGACGCCACCGATGTCATAATTGGGTTGTAGCACCTTCATCTGTGCAGCCATGTACTGTGCTGCTGCATTACTATCTGTCTTCAGCAACTCAGCCATCTTCTTGAGCACTGGAACGGATTGGGTATAAAGGTACTCCTCCCGTATGGTGTCCACGAGATACTTGTCGCTCTCAGTAACCTCGACCAAATCTATCTCAGGGAAGTTGGTCAGGAAAGTCACCTTGTCAGGGACGTTTCCGTATTTCTGAATGTGGTTCTCTATAAAATCAAACGCCTCTTCATATCCGGCGAAATAATCACGGGTGAGAGTGTTCTCGGTGACGATATCGTAATTCCCACTCTCTATGATTTTCGATAATATCTGTAAGCTAACCATTACCTCATGTCACCACCTTTAAATACGACTACCTCGGTGTCGTGTCCATAAACTCGGCTTGTGAGCTTTTGCCCCATCTGTTGTTCAAGGGCGCTCTTGCTATCGAAATTGCCTGTAAAGATGTTCGCCTTCTTTGCGAGCAACCTGTTGTCAAGGTACACAAGCAACTGTGAGTAGTCATAGCCACTCATGTTCGTGCTTGCTATATCATCCCATACCACCAAATCGACCTTGGTAAGCTGTTTCTTCAGGCGCTCAAACTCAGGGTCAGTGGTCTTGAAGTCCTTTGCCTTCAGCAGGAATGTAGGTACGTGGACGAACAACCCTCTTGTGTTAAAGCCATTTCCCGACCATATCTGGTCAAAGTACCTGAGCAACAGCTTTATCGCCCAACTCGTTTTTCCGTTACCTGTCGTTCCGCTCGCTATATAGAGGTTCTTGCCCTGTTCCACAAAGTCCACTATATCGGACTTAATCTCGGCAAGCCTCATATATGCGTCTGTATCACATACCGGAGCCGTCAAGGGCTGAGGGCATTGTCTTGCCTTAGGAAGTCCACTTGTCTCCATCAGGTGTTGCATTTCAAGGAACTTTATACAATTCTCGCACATGGACACGTCGGCAAGGCACACATCCTTATACCAACACTCAGAATTTCTGTCCATACTTCAGTAACTCCTCTCTTTCCTTCTCGCTTACCTTATTACTGTTCATACCTGAATGCTCCCCGAATGTCACGGAACTCGGTGCTCCTCGGTATGACCCGTTCTGTTTCTCATCATAGAAACTCAGCCACCCACCCTGTGTTGCTGCAAGCACAATGTTCACTTTGCTCCCGTTGAGTGTAGACAGCTTCCCCAACAGCGCTTTGAACTGAGGTGCATAGAGGGGTTTGTCCCTCATCGCAAGCCTCACCTTCAGGTATTGCATAAGTGCTTCCCTCAGCTTTTCGTCATCTGTATATTCCTCGATATGCTGAACACACTTATCCCACAAGGATAACTTCTTAGGCTTGGGCTCTTCTATCTTCTCCCTTCTCCTCTTAGCCTTTATATCCTCACTAAACATCTTACTCTCAAAGTCACTGAGAGGTTCTTCAGATTTCTGAGAAGGTTTATCCTTACCTTTAGGTAAGGTTTTATTATCTAGTATATTAGTTATATTATCGTAGGAAATATTTTCCACCCCCCTGGAAATATTTTCCGACCCCCCTAGGAAATTATTTCCTACCCCTGTTACCGCCCTGTAATGAACTGTCTGTCCGAGCTCTCTCTTAGTAGCCTGTATCAGCCCCTTGGATATCAGGTTATCAAGCGCTGTGCGTATGCTTCTTGTGGTACAGCCACACCAATCAGCCATGTACGCCTGACTTCCGAAAAACTCGCTCTCGCCGTCTTGGGAATATCCGTAGATGATAGCATAGAGCATAAGCTCCGTGCCTGACAGATTTAACTTGGTAACCATCCATCCTTGGATAGTCACATAACTGTTATCAGAAATGGTCATAATTGCACTCTCCTATGAAGTAAAGTAAAAGGCTCTTTCCTCTGAGGGTGCCGCCTCATTAGAAAAAGCCTTGGGTTGACTAATATGGATTTGACATCAACTGATATCGGCACATATCAGCCAACTTTTATTACTTTTGCTAAATTCTATCCCGACACGAGCCTCAGTTGAGGGTGTCACGTGGGATTTCCTTTAACAATATAAGCATAACATAGAGTATGTTGTTTGTCAACGATTGTTTTGGACAGCGCTGATAGTTTCAGCAATCTGATTGTCTACCTCGGCGTTTACAGTGTCCCATAACGCCTGTCTCTCGGTGGCAATATCCACATCCTCAACATCGGGGATTACTCTCTCCTCGCAATATTCGAGGGTATAATAACTGTCGCCAATCTTGACACTTGCTCGGCTTGTAGCCTTTATGCTCGTGATAACAGCCTTGGGCTCATAAGGTATCATCTCTCCTGTCATAATCATTCCTCCTTCGCTTTTGAGCAACGTAACGCTACTGTGGTCTTGGTCTCACGGCAAGCGTCCATGTCTGTAAGGATTTCCTTGGGTAACTCACCTTCATAGATGGCTTTCTCAAGGGCTTCCATGTCAACATACTCCTTTGTCTTGAGGATGCCGAGCTTTTCGATGAGGGTTCTGTTGCGCTGCATGAGCGTCAGAAGCATATCCTCATTCAGGGTCTCAGTGGTGGAGACTACTCTCTTCACCTTATATCCACCGGCTGCCCAATCAGCGACATCCAAATTCTCCATCAGGGTCTTGATTTTCTCTTTGTCCGCATTGTTTTCCTTTGTGAGCGCCTTGATTGTGGCGTCTCTTTCCCCATACACGGGGATTAACTGATTAAGATTATTGTCCATTTTTGCTCTCCTATGCTGTGTTATTTGTTCTTCTTCTTGCAATACTTCTGTGTAACATCCCCCATGATACCATTACGTCCCTGAGGAATGCTCTCTCTGAAGTGGGTCATCGCCCAAACGTCAGCCTGTTTCCAATACCTCGTTCTGCGATTACCGACCCTCGTGTAGTCGGGTAACAGCTTTGCGAGTTCGTGGTCGGGGTGAAGCGACTTCCACTTATACCAACTTGTGATGGTCTGAATGGAAGCGCCCACCAACAGGGAAACTTCGCTCACGTTGAGAAGTCTTTCGCTCTCGCCCATATTGTCCTCCTTTCTCTATCAGCTAAGTAAGTAATCGACTAATGCACCTTTGTCACCAACAACCTTGCCGTCAACAAGCATATTTGCCATTGCTCCCTTCCTCTCAACAAGCTCGTGAATGCGCTCGTCGATGGTGTTCTTTGTGAGTAATGTATAGATGGTAAGATTATTGTGCTGTCCGATACGATGACATCTATCAACTGCCTGGTCCTTTAATGCCATGTTCCACGGCTCATCGAGGAAAATCTCAACTGTTCCTGCCGTGAGGGTAAGTCCTGTACCCATTGCTCCTGTTGTGCCGATAAGCACCTTTGTATCGCCGTTCTGAAATGCCTTAACCTTGTCCTGTCTGTTCTCATCCTTAGTCTCACCCGTGATGGTGTCGAAACTGAAGATTTCGTTGGTCTTTAAGGCGTTCTCGATAGCGTCGGTCATCTGTGTCCAATTACTGAAGATAACGACCTGTTTATCGTTCTCAAGAGCGTCAAGGACAAGCTCAACCATTCTATCGAGCTTTGCGCTCTCCTGAACAGCGCTTGACAGGATGCCCGTAAAGCCGGTTGCCTGTCTAAGCCTTATCATCTCAGCAAGGGGATTGTTGGAAGCCTTAACCATGTCGATATTCGTCATGATGGAGTTGTAAACTTCCTTATAGAGCTGTGCCTGTTTCGCTGTCATCTCAACGTATTCGTTGATATGTGTCTTCTCAGGAAGGTCAAGTACATCCTTCTTAAGGCGACGGAGCATAAACTCATTTAACTGTGCCTGTAAGGTGTCTAAGTGCTTATATCCGACTATCTGATAGTTACCATAGCCACCCATCTCACAATAGTAGTTCTTGAAGGTGTAAAAGCTGTGGTTCTCAAATCCAAGCCACTTGAGGATGATATAAAGGTCAAGAGGGGTGTTCATGAGAGGTGTTCCCGTCATTGCTATCATGGTATCAGCCTGTACCTTGAGGAAGCCCTTGCCCTGCTGGCTCTGAGGGTTCTTCATCTTGTGTACCTCATCGGCTGCGACCATTCCGATTTCACCATTCTTGCAAAGGCGCTGAAGTTCAGCGACGATTTCATCACTTCTCAGGCTCTCAACGTTGGTGATATAGAAGTAGTGGCTGTCCATATCCTTGTCATGCCCGATTTTCTTCAGGTCATCGACCTTATCCTGAGTTGAACCGATGCTGACTTTGCTACCCTTAACGTGCTGTCCCAAAATCCATCCTGTCTCATCACTGTGGGTCTTGATTTCCTCAAGCCAATTCCACTTAAGTCCGTTCACGCCACAAACGATGAGGCAATGCTTATATCCACGCTGTGCCTTTTTAGCAACAGCAATATCAATAACCTGTTTGGTCTTTCCGAGACCCTGTTCATCACCGAGTAACCATCTGTTATGGGTCATTCCATAACGGAAGCCATCAACCTGATGATTGAAGGGGGAAGTCTTGAAGTTATAGTCAATCTTCTCTTCCTTGCTGAGGTCAGCGATAACCTGAGGGTCAATCTCAAGTTCCACTTCGTACTTGCTGAAAGCATTGAACAGGGATGATAATGAGCTGAAGGGTACTTCCCATACCTTGCTAAGCGCTTCAGCTTCCTCATGCCACATATTCACGCTGAAATGCCACATCTTACGGGGAAGCGCCTTAATGGTATCAATCAATGTCTGATTAAAAGGGAAGGAAATGAAAGCGCTGATATCCTTGCCCCATGTTGTTGAATATCTTACCTTAATGCTTATCATAAGTGTTCTCCTTGTCTTTTCGTGTTCTGAGTTTTCTTAGGTTCTGAAAACATTATACACTAATGTTTAAAGATTGTCAACTATGTTTTTTACGAATTATCAAATTATTTAAGTCCACGCCTAAAATATCGGCTAAACGGGCTAAAGAGTCCATATCAGGGATATGTCTCCCTGTCGCCCATCGACTTACAACAACAGGTGATACTCCCATCTCACGTGCAAGCTGTGCCTGAGAATATCCACTGTCTTTGATAGCGTTATAGATTGCCAATCCTGTGTCGGGTCTGCTTATGTAAGCACCTTGTGTCATGCCTTCTTATCTCCCTTCGGTCTGTCATCAAAATCAGGCTTGTTGATAAGTGTCCAAGCAAGCCCAAATAAGTTCCAAAGTACAGCCCTGTCATGAGGCTCATCTTCCCATCCGTCATACCACTTCAGTAAGTGGCGAACACAACTGTCGATATAACAGTGTGCAGGAATGCCCTTCTCCCAATTCCTCTCGGCGTACTTCTTTGCCCCTTCTTCATAGTGTTTTGCGAGCTCAAGAATAGCAAGTCCATCCTGTTCTCCATACACAAGACGGACGAAAGAGTTCGCTGCCTGTAGGACGGGCTCTAAGAAGTCGTCATCCTTTCTCTGAAGCACGAAGTCGAGGGAGTGGAGAATGTTGGTTACCACAATAGCCTTGTCCTTGTTCGTGTTCTCGCTGTTAATGCGCATATTGAAGTACATCGAAATGACATTAAGAGGGAGAAGGTCACATCTTCCCTTTCCCTCGGCAATGTCCCTGACAGCACCACTATCAAATTCCCGTCTCTCACCACTATCGAGGATAGCTTTCTTTAGCGCCCTGGTATCTTCATACTCTTTGATAGCATTCTTACGGGCTTCCTCAAACGCCTCATCATAAGGACGCACATTAAGCTCTTTCTGTTCCATTTTCCCTCTCCTCTTTTCTCTTGAAATAGGGACACTTCACTACTTTGTCAATGAAGTAATCCTCAAACTGATTGAATGGCATTCTGTTCTCCTTGGCACACACCTCGGCATGAGGCTCTTTCCTGTAGTTCACACAATTAAGGCAATCATTTACAGGTATCATGCTCTCACCTCCCTGATAACGGGCTTGTCCGTCAACTCATACTCAAGCGTCTTGGGATTATAATGTGCCACCCAATCAGCAAACGCAAATCCGTGAAGCTGAAGGATAACAGCAAGCTCCTTTTCGTCCTTTGGGGGACGGGCATTCAGCTCCCTGATACACGCACATACGGCATTGGTGTCAATCTTGCCGTTGATGGGGGCTGCCCCGTGTAAAACTGTACTCGGCTTCGTCATCATAAATTAAATGCTCCTTTCTTCTCGTTTGGTATAGCCTTTCTCATAGTGATAAACACTCCTGTTTCCTCATCGGTGGTGTGCAGCTCAACCTGTCTGACAGAGGCACTGTTGCCAAGAGGGTCAAGAAGATTACCGAGCTGAGCTCCGTCATCCGTGAACGGATAGCACTTTCGCATATCTTCAACGATTTCCTTGAACTGTGCTATCGTCATGCCGTATGTTATTGTCATGATTTCATCGCCTCTCTTCCTTCGTTAATAGTTTTAAGACACGTCTCGTGCTTCTCTCCTGTCATGATACTCTCGAACACATCGTAGTAGGGACATTCGGCATTGTAGCACTCCCCGAACGCTTCCTCATCGAACGCTGCCTGAACTATCCTGTCATTGAACTTCTTCGCCGGATAGTGTGTTATTGTCTTTCGATACGGACACTTCACGATACGCACCCCCTCCTACCATGTCCTTACTTAACATTATACCAAGCCCTGTCCTTCGGGCAAGATAATCGTTAATCTCTCTTGTCTGTCGTATCTGTGCTTTGGAGCACATCTTAGAGCAATACTTGTCCCTACGGCACTTGTTGCACTGTCCATCCAAGAGCCACTGTTCTGTCTCAGCTATCTTGTTCATCCGTCAAACCTCCATTTATCAGCGCCATTTACAGGTCGGACTACCTTTATCATACCCCTGACATCATAGCCACAGTGCTCAGGATTAGGTTCAGCGCTGAGTACAAGATAGGGAGCAAGGTGGTCAGCAAGTGCTGATACCATTTGTCGAACAGCAAACTCACTCGCTGCTTTCTCTCCGAGCATTTGTATGTGAGCCCCGTTAATAAACACCTTTGCGCCAAGGGTCTGTACGGGGTTCGTGTAGGTCTCAATCCGTACCGGCTGGTCCCAAGGTACTATTTCATGCTGATAGTGTGTGCCACAATATTCTCAAGTCATCGTGCGTGGGTCAACTGTACCACCACAACACTTACAAATGTATGCTTCCATCTTTGCTCTCCTCCTTTGGAACTTCCTTGATAATAGGACAGTTGGGAAGCCGTCCTGTTACTTCAAACTTCACCATCTCTCCCAAACACTGACAATCCCCCTCATCGCTTAGGCAAGGACAATCCCAACAGGACTTAGGCATTGGTATGTCAATCAGTACCATCGACGTTGCCTCCCTTCACACATCGGGTGTAGCTCTCTTTCATCAGCACGGCATATTCCTCAGCGTGTTCCTTCTGAAAACAATCAAGTGCTCGGACTAACAGCCTCTTCGGAATACAGGACATCTCCGTGGGGAACATCTTACCCAAATAACCCTGAAAAGTCGTGAAGATAAAGTCGTCCACCGTCTCGGCTCTCTCCACGGCTATCTTATATAGCATTTCCTGTATTTCTGAACCTGTGTCAGGGATAGCGCCCTTCTTAAATCCCTCTTTAATGGTCATAGGTTTATCCATCAGCACACCCCCGTCTTTCGTAATTGGTCAAAATCATCCTGAGCATGGCTCACGTGGTCGGGACAATTCTTGCAAATCTCGTCAGGCTCGTCGGTCATCATGTTTTGCCATCCGAGACAATAAATGTACTTCTTTCCGTTGAACGTAAATTCATGGGAAGGGTGTCCCCTTCCCTCTTTAATCGGGCATTTACTTACGTGAACCATCTTTTAGCCTCCTGTACTCACTGAAGAGATAGCCTGTTGCCACCCCGACAGCGAAGATTACCAATTCAAACAGCACTACTAACACTACCATACCCATAAGTTGTCCTCCTTAACGTGATGTGGTGTTTTTGTTTACAAGAACATTATATACTATGTTTATATTCTTGTCAACACCCTTTTTAATCTTTTTCACTTTTTATCGGAAGATGAGGAAGCGCATGATAATGAGTTATCTTGTCTTTCCATTCCCAAAAGTAATAAGTCTCGTTCGGTGCGCCTGCCCCGATAAATAACTCAATATGCCGGCAATCATCATGAAATCGTCCCTTTATGGGGGTAAGATATCCTGTTACAGCAAACAGGTAAAAGTAGTGGTCTTCAAGTTCTGTATCTTCTGTGACCTCAATCCACCCGTCATCCTCTTTTTCCCCATCGTCATCCATCTTCAGGGATTGAAACAGCAACACATAGAATGTTCCGAATGCTCCACCCAAGATAGCTCCGATAACGAACCAAAGTCCTCCGCTCATGTAGTTCTCCTCTCAAATTTCTTGCATTTGTCCCGACAATCCACTAACTTATTGTGAAGAGTGCACAGCTTATCCCACGTATGCACTGTCTTGTCAAAGTGAACGCAATTCTCACACTTTATATAAGACGCATTAGGATTTATCGGAGCTTTGTTCAACTTTGTCATACCATTTCATCCTCACTCTCGCTCGGAACTTCGCCCACCACACAATCCACTTGACCTTCCACTTTGGTATTCCATCGGTCAGCCACGACGAAAGCTTTGCTGAGTCGATTTTATCTTGTAGGCTCATTCCTTATCCCCACTTTCTGCCTTAATCAATTCCCATATTTTCTTAACTGTCTCGTCACTTACCCTGTGAAGTTTACTTGCCACAGCAAGTTTATCACCGTCAGTATGGATAAAACTATGAATAGAGTTTTTACTACCTCTTTTCATTTCTTCATCTACTGACCATATCGCTATATAGTGTTTATCCATCTTCTTCCTCACTTTCTGCCTTGTACTTGTCGATAATGCCATGTACCGCCCATTTACTTACATGGATTGTCTTATCCATTTCGTAATCGGGATTCAAATCTGGCAATTTATTTATCTCTGCCCTTATCTCGTCAAGTACCGAATCAAGCGGTTTGCCGTTTGCAATTACTTCATAAAAGTTTCTTCTTAATGTCTTATCATCACAAGATGGTAGACAATGCTTTTTTGCAATATAAATATAATCTTGATTAGGTATCTCAATCAGCAGTTTCATTCGCTCTCTCCTTCCTTGTACGGCATAGGTAAAGGCATCCATGCGGTTACTTCTTCATGTATAAATCCATGATATTCGTCATACCATCCTGTATTATCTGGACAAGTCTTATCCTCCTTATAATATCCTAAAAGATATGATGAGTAGTCATTGTTCCATATCAATACAGTGTTTCTATTTTCGGGCAACCTTTCGCTGACGGGTATCCACCTAAACGCATCTGCTTTACCCTTGTTGTATATGCGCTTTTGTTCCTCTCTAAACTCTTTATCCACAAGACAGAAGTGATGATAGCCATTCCCGTATTCATCAGGGTTCATTACGGGTTCATCCTCTATCGGGTTTCCACAATACTTACAGATACTCATTCGCTCTCTCCTTCCATCTTTGCACCGCAGTTCGGACAGTAATTCGATTTGAACACGCCGACCTTCTCGCCGCATTTGTCGCAAGCGTACTTCTTTGTGCCTTCCCATTCGCCGTGCAATACTTGAACAATTTTCCACTTCCCCGTCTTCTGCTTCGGAGTGACGGGTGGTAAATCCGATATCGCGTTGTAACCATCGCATCTTGAACACTTCCCTCCGTTCTGATGAATAGAACACGCATAACAGAGTGCTTTCAATGCCGCTTCTCTGTTCACCGAATCCTCGCAAGGCTCGGCTTTGAGTGCGGCGATTGCCATGTCAAAAGCATCTACTATTTCTTGATACTCATCTGTCGAATAATCATATTCATCATCTGATTTGTAGTTGTCTTGAACTCCTTTTAATATCTCTATCGCTTCTTCATTCATCATTCACTCACCCCCATGCAATAAAATTGTGTTTTCATTTACCTTTCCAATCTTGCTTTCGTTTCCATCATACCCATCTTTCCACGGGCTTTCCGTAGTATCTAGTATTACGACGGGTACACATGTCAACCGCTGAAACATACTTCTAGGCTTTGAAAACCTTTTGCAATAATCGATTGCATCGTCTTTATCAACAACAATTCCGAGCGGATTATTGTTGTAAGCTGCATAAATTAAATAAGCTTTACCCATTTCCATTCACCTGCCTTTCAATGCCTGCCAATTCTTCAATCCATTTCAATTTAACTCGCCTATCATACAATCTGCACAATATCACAAGTTTTTTTTCGGTCATTCCTAGTGTTTTATATTTCTTATATATGCGAAAGAAATTTCGTGTTTTAGCCACTCACTCATCTCCTTTCGTTGCGGTCTGCTTCGGAACATCCCAATCTTTTCCAAATTCTTCTTCCATCTTATCAAGCAACGTTTGCTTTCCATCTTCCGTTGCAGGAATGATTGTCGGCACTTCTTCCATTACTTTAAATACTTCGTTGAGTTTGCTTTCTAAAATATTTGCATCAATCAATCTTCCGTGGTGTTCGGGAAGTGGTGTGCCTGCTGCAACAGCGTTAAGGATGTTATTTATCAAAGTCTTCCCACTCCTTTGACTAAGGATAATATGGTAAGTCTTCAGCATTTCAAGAGCACTCTCAGGTAGATTAACCAATATTTGCATTCTTACCCTCGCTTTCCATCCTAAGTTTCTTTGCACGTAATACCTCTCTGTCGGTTTCTTTAACATCCCGACCATCACAGCACTTAACGCACTGTACTCGCCACTTGGTGCTTTTGTTCTTTTTGCGTTTCTCAAAGAAACCAAATCCCACGGGCACATAACAACCACATTTATAGCAATAACCAGGATATCTATTTCTCATTATCTACCTCCTGATAAGGTTCAGGTAAAACCATCCATGCGATTATGCCGTCTTCATTGGGCTTTTCCTTGTTACAGACTCGGCACACAACCTCGTTCTCCTCATAGTACCCTCTCTCTTTGCTCCACTTCGGTACTTTAACAGTTAAAAGCACCTTCTTGTAGGGAGGAGGTGTCTGCTCCGTTGTGGGTGTCCATTTCAATTCGTCCATTGTCTTGTCCTCCTTAATAAAAGTAATGATGTTCGCCGTCGAAAAATCCGTCATACACGAGATTTTTTCTATGCCAACTATGTCCACTATTATAGCTCTCATCTGAACAGAACCACAAGTAATTATGGGTCTTTCCCCACTTCAAAACTCTATCCACAGCGTGTCGTGTACTGTCTGTTATAGCTACTGTGTAATAGCGTCCGTCACCGAGAGGAGTGAATTGCCAAACTCCGTTGTTATGCTGAAATACCACGCCCTTTATGGTATCTGGCCAGCTCTTGCTCTCCATCCTTGCGATGATACAGCTCGCTACGTTCATCTTCTGAGTGATTGTCCCACCTGTTGCCTCAGCTTCGACTATCCTGAAGAGGATTTCCTTCTCTTCATCGGCTATGATATAGTCATAGTGGAACATCATGTAAGCCTGATAGTAAAGGCGCAAGTAAGGCTCTTTAGGGAGCTCATTCTTGTATGCGCATTCCATCATGTAACTGAACCCACCGAGTGCTTCATCCCCCATCAGCATACCACCTTGGGTGTAGCTGACCTTGGCGACAGCAAGCATGAACAGTGTGAGTAAAGCTATCTGTAAATATCTCTTCATCTCTTTATCCCCCTTATTCATCATCCCCGACGATTTCCTTGAAGTGGTCAAGCACAAACTCCTTGAAGTCTCCGTCAGGAAGATTGGTGACCTGATTGAAGAACAGCTCCTTTGCAAGCGCTGTCTCCCACTCCTCATACGCACTTGCTGTCATGAGCTCCTTCAGTTTGCTCTCCTGTCTCTGACACACAAGCTGAAGCTGGTCTATCATAGCGCCCTGTGCCTCTATAACCTCGATAACCTCTTTTCCCGATATAACCTTTACTTCTTTACCCTCTCTTGCCATTTCTCTCTTCCTCCTTCTTCTTGGATATGATTTCGACTACTCTCCCTTGCTCATCACGGACTACCACGTAGTCCTGTATCTCAAGCCTGAGAATTTCCTCGTCTGAGATATCAATAGTCTTTCCGTCTTCAGCGACACGCATTTGTTAAATCCTCCTTTAACTATTTATAAATACAGTGGTCTTGACTTCTCTAGTGTCGAAGCTGATACTCTCGCCTTCCTCCGTGGTAAGTCTCACCCTGTTATTCTCAACGTACTCGACCTTCTCTACGTTGTCAATCTGTGCCAACTTCCTGTTGGTCTTTTTGCTGTAAACGAATGCTTTCATACGTCCTCCTGTGAAGTGATTGCCGACTTGATAATCCATCCTGTCCATGTGAGGTTCTGTAACTTCTCCTTGATGGTGTCAACATCATCAATCGCTACCCCGACAAAGCCTATCTTTGCCATGCACTCTGGACCGATACCATAGTGACGGCTTATAGGATTGGTAAGCTCACGACCACATCTCATGCAGCAAATTTCAGGCTTGCCTACTCCGTGGAGCTCCATCTTGACCATTCCCTTAGTCTCCTGTAAGACCTTGCCTGTCATTGTCCTGAGGGGCATGGGATTGTTGTTGTTCCACTTCTCCATGAAGTCAAATCCAACGCTTGCCGGCTCGGTCATGTACTTCTTGACAGTAATCTTAATCTCACCTGTCGGTGTCTCATAGGAGCTCTTTCTAGGGAGCTCAGGGCGAGCCTCAGGACGGCGCTCTATGGGTTTCTGAGCAAGGGGGTGTAACTTTATAAGTATCTCACCCTGACCCGCCTTAATCTGGCTCACAGCGGTTTCTATGCTGTCATATACCTGTCCGTCTATTTCAGCCGTGCCTGTCCAACCTTTTAATGCTTCCCACATTTTTCTACCTCCGAATTAACAATCTTGTTTATTATGTAAACATTATATACTATCTTTTCTATCCTGTCAAGAGGTTTTTTGAAACGTTTTAAACTTTCAGTTTCAGTTTGCCGTAGCCTCGACCACCACGGCGTATGCCTCTATCAACCTCTCGGTCAATATAGTCTTGGTAATCTTTTAAGATACTTGTGGGAATGTCTAAGCCGTATTCCTTGCACTTCTCTATCGCCCACATTGTCGCATAATACTCTTCTTCAGCCCTTCTCATAGTGGCTTTTGTGGTCTCAATATGACCGACCTCATGTAATAAGGTAAAGGTAGACTGTATGCTGTTGCACTGTTTCCACTTGCACACTCTTCTTATCTTTACGTGAGCGTGTGTTCTGCTCCAGTCATCCTTGCACTTAGTTCCGTCACAGATGTCAACTCTGTATTTCTTGATAATCTCGTTCTGTATCTCTTTGTATGTCATGGTCAGTCCTCCTTATAAACGTCTGTAATATCCTTGTTCTCACAACCCATATACTCTTTACAGAGCCTTCTCGCCTCACGCTTGTTGTGTGCTGAGCATCTGTATCTAAAATGAATGCCGAAAGCCGTGTAAACTACGCAATACTTGCTCATTTGTTATATCCCCTTTCATAGAATGTCACTATAGTGTCATCATCTGAGTTCCAACAGTCACTCTTAAGTAAGTGCACAATCAGTGCCTCATGAATTTCAAGGCCGCACACCACAGCGTCCACTGGAACGACCTTTTCAATAATGCTGTTATGCTCTGTAAGCATTGACTTGCTGTTCGTAGTTCGGAGCGTTCTAATGAATGTATGGTCTGACCTCATGGGAGAGGTAATTATTTCCCAATCACCCTCATCCTTATGCTTGTTCAAAAAATCGTAAATGTATTTGTCATGTGCTGTCATGTCCTTGTCCTCCTTAATCCACCCAACTGTCAATGTACTGCTTTGCCTCTGCAAGGCTGTCAAAGCAGTGGCTAAACGGAATGCCGTCCTCATCATAAACAAAGTATTCGTCAGTTCCGTCAACTCTGATACCCGTTGCTACGTTTACGCACCATGCGTGCTCAATGTCGTAGCACCTATAGGTGATGAACTCATGGTCTGTAACTGTCTCTTCCTTAAGAATGTTTGCCATTGTCTGTGCGAATGTGCTCATCATAATTGTTTTCCTCCGTAAATTTTGTGAGTTGTCTTGTTCCTTTTGACACTTATATATTAACACGGGTGTTAAGACTTGTCAAACATATTTTTGAAAATTTTTCAAAAAAAAATAAGACCCACCCCAAAAGGGTGAGCCTAAAAGCCTTATTTGCCGTAGCATTCATGGATTTTGCACTCATACTTGTCATGCAAGTGGTGCTGTTCCTCTATCATAGCAGTTAAATCATAATCCATGTGCTCTTTGTTCAGATGGTATTTCTTTGCCTTCTTCAGTTCCTTGGCGACATCGCACACCAGCTCTTCTACGAACAGGGCGCTTTCAACATCACCGAGTTCTCTAAGCATCTTGGCTGACTCCTCATAGAGGCGTTTGGTCTCAGTCTCGTGTTCAATCCACGTAGTAAGCCCGTCCTTGACGGCTTCCTTTAAGGTCTGAGGGTCAACGTCCTGTCTAACGTGAGTGTACCACGCATCGGGAACTACACTCTCTTTTGGCTGCTCATCGTCCTGAATGAGTTGGTCATAGATGTGTAAGAACTTCGACCTCAGCTTCCGGTACTCTCTCGACTCTGATATCATCCTGTACTCGTGGCACTTGGCATATCCGTCGAGGGAAAGGAACTTATAATAGTCAACCATGTCTGAGTGGAGCATTATGCCTGAGAGCATCCTATGGGAGAGTGACTTATAGATTTCCTTTACTGTCATTTGAAAACTTCCTCCAATATCTTATTCATATTGTCAATTTTCGCATCTTGGCTCTTCAGGTGTCGGTGGATTTCATCAACGACCTCTTTCAGCTTAGCGTCAAGCACTTGTGTCTGATTATCGAGGTTCTCCTGACTAATGTTCAGGTCAAGGTTCTGTAATCCGATACAGAACCCCATGAGCCCGATTATGTCAAGGAACGTCCACTCACCCCCGACACCTGAACCTAAGCCACTCATTTACTGTACACCGCTGCTGCCGTCGGCACTGTTACGGGAGGGAAGTAGCCAGCGTCAAAGCTCCATGAAGTAGGGAACTTCATAATGCCACAGGTTGCCTGGGCGAGCTGAAGCTGAGATACCTGAGCCTGTAACGACTCAATCTTGTTCTGTGCAATCATATCCTTTACAGATTGTATCTGTGCCGTGATATTTGCGTTGGTGGCGGCGTCTCTCATTGCGCCGTCATAATTGGTCTGCTGAATGAGCTGTTTGGTAGAGCAGCAACACTCGTTCTGATTTGCGAGAGCGTTTGCCTGTCCAACAGCGAGGGCTGCGATGTCCCTTGCCGTCTCGTTGTAGAGACCTTGCATAGCCATGAGGTTATCATGGAATACCTGATTGGTCGCCGCTACCGATTGAGCTGTGCCAGCGTTTACAGCCGAGAGAATGTCTCTGGTCTGTGCCTGAAGGTTCTGATTATCAAAACCTCTGTTTACATCAGCCTGAAGAGCGTTGGTGTTTCCGTTACCACCCCAACCACCCCCGAAACCTCCGTTTGCGAGAATGAGAAGGGCGAAAATCCAAAGAAACGCATTGCCGTCGCCAAAGCCGTTGTTGGTGAGCATTGCAACATCACTTGCGGAAAGTCCGCTTCCGTCCATTGCCATAATGTTTTTCCTCCTATGAGTTATTTTAGGTTAGCGACCCGTTGAGTGGGTCGGACTATATAAATCCACGTTGCGCACCATGGAGTTATATCAACGTAATTGGGAAAGGATTGTCTCGGGGTCTACACCCTTTTGCCTTGCGAGATTATAAAACAGGTCTTTGGGATTAGCCCCGTGCTGTATCATATCCATAAGTGGTCTGAGCTTAGGATTGCTTTGAAGTAGCTTGTTTATCATAACCTGAGGATTGATGGGTGGGGTTGCCTGAGGGCTGTTTAGCTGTTGGTACAGTGTGTTCATTTGACTTACTCCTTTCGTTTAATATCGCTTCGAGTTCTGACCTTGTTATGTACTCCGACATATCGGGAAGAGGTTTTACAGGTTCGTCTACTTCTTCCTGATACTTAAACTTCCTGAGCGTACAGCGTCCTATATCATCGCATATCTTGATATAGAACACGTCATTAACTTCGCTGTCCATCAGGATTACATTTTCACGGGGAGTGAGCGTAAACGCTTTTGCGCCCTCTATCCCCTGTACCCAATTTATGCTGTTTCCTGTTGGTCTTGCGAGGAACGGGTTGGAGTACGGATAAGGATTTGTCAACGGGTTCATCATAGTTACCTCCTAAAAGATAGAAGGCATGAGCTGACGAACAGTGCTTGTCTTCCATGAGCATAGCAAGAGCACCTGATATATCCGTCATATTCATACCTCCTTCGTGTTTGATGAACTTATGATATAACAAAAAGGAAACCCCAACTTGTGAGATTTCCTTTAAGAAAGGACTATGAAATTGTAATAAAATCACACTAAAGGTATAAACTTCACTCGTGCCCCCTCTGAGGAACAAGCGTATGCACACTCCATATTCCTCTTAACGAACACTTCCTTGGAGTGAATGTCTATGTGGGGTCTCTTCTCAAATTCAAAGAAGAGCTGACCACTTGCCCCGAACAATTTCACCTTCGCAAAATCCTCGGCGCTGTCAAACTCCAACATCAGGTAGCCGTCGGAAGGGAAGATAAATTTGTTCTGTTCCGTGTAGTCGCCGTCGATGGTAAGAACGCTTCCAAAGTCATTGTTCTCGGTATCGGGTTTGTTATCCCAATACTCCATGTCCTTGTCCGTAATTGACATTGTGGCGAATGGCAACTTGGATATCGCTGTAATACCATCTCCGTACTTCACTCTCGGAATGTTCACTCCGTTTTCAGTACGATAGTCGGCGTAGATATATTCAGTGCCTTTTGTGGAAATAGCGTCAGGTGTTCTCGCCCATTCTTCCATGGTACGATAGACACGACTCGGACAATGAACGCATCCCTCATCAGCCGTCTTCTGAAGGAGCACCTGTCTCGCCTCTTCGTCAAGGACAGTGGTTATCTTTGCCCTTATCCGTCTCATTGTAACAGCTACGGAAGACTCCGACATACACAACCTTACCGATAACTGAACATCCGTACAGCCTTTGGCTTTCAGCTCAAAGCAGCGTCCCTCAATATCGGTGAAGTTGCACCTCTTTCGGAACATCTCTAATTCAGGCTCAGTAAAGTTGGATATTTTCATTTAGCCCTCCCATGCAAAGCCTAAAGCTAATGCTGTGTTCTTGCCTACCTTGCCGTCCACTGTAAGTCCGTTGTCTGTTTGGAAATTCCTGACGGCGATGTCGGTGTTCTTTCCGAAAACTCCATCAGCCGTTCCACAGTTGTACTTGCGCTTATTGAGCTCTTCCTGAGTAGCTTTTACGTCGTCGCCCTTCATCATGCTCTCAGGCACGTATTTCAGGACACGGGTAAGAACAGTGACATCCTTATCCTCAAACCAATCGAGGCGTCCTCCGATGACCCAGCCACCTTCAGATACCTTGCGCTTGATAACGCCTGCGTCTCTGCCTTTGCTCTCGACCACGAACCCGTCTCCCGTGTAGGTGCCAACATGACCGGCTTCCTTCTTCTTGTCAAACACAAGGTCACCCATCTTCAGGTCAGACAGTGCAACAGGAGTTGACTTTGCCTGAAAGTCTCTTGCCCTGTAATCAGCCGTCTTGCTGATAATGCCGAGGTCTCTCATGACGCCGACGATAATGCCGGAGCAGTCTCCTGCACGGCTCTTCGACATATCCCAACCATTATCATAGCACTTGCCGATATAGTTGAAATCACGCCGTGTATCACTGTCCCACAAAGGCTTTCCGTCCTTGCTCCTACGAGCATAGGTCTGTTCCATCTTGTGAATTTGTCCGACAGTAAGGCTTTCGGTGAGCTCCCCGTTCGCTGTCCCAATATAGACGCCATGATTTTTCTCTACTTCGAGCATAGCGTCACAGAACTGTTTGCGTGTAGCCATCTCCTACCTCCTTACTTTTCGTCATCCACTTCGGGAAGTCCTGTAAGTGCGAGGAGCATCGCACAGATAAAACCGAACGCACCTGACGAAATAACGCCGAGCCACTGTACGTCTCCGAGCACAACAGCACCCGTTCCGATGTAAGCAAGCGCTGCCTCACCGAAAGTTCTCGCAGCCCTGATGAGCGCTGCCTTAAACCACTTCTTGTACTTGTCTTTCATGCTTTTACCTCCTGTTAAGATAAATCTTTTTCAAGGTCGTCCACTATACTTTTAACGCCGTCAGCCCATCCATCCCCTTCAAGGGACTTATAGGCATTATACATAGCGCAAAAGCTATCATAGTCATTCTTTGACACACGACCCTGAGCGATGAGGTCTTTCCCATCTCGTTTCAGCGCTGAAAGAAGTAAGAGACGCATTCCTTCCTCGAATTTGTCTAATTTCTTCTTTCTGTCGCTCCTCATTTGAAAGAGACAGCTAATCAATGTTGAAATCACGCCACTTCCTAATATCGCAACAACTATTTCCACAACGCTCACCTCCTGTCTGAACCTCCTGTCTTTTCTATACCCATAGTATAGCACAAGAGTTTAGAAAAAACTATCTGTTTTTTGTTAAATGTTCTTACAGTAAGAATATCGACGTTTTTAGTTAGTTGTTAAACAGACCAATAACGCTACGAACACAAATTAATACAACCACATCCGATATCGTCAGGGCTTTGTGTACTGAATTGTTATATAGTAATCTGTTGAATTTTGGTAGAAACTACTGTCTTTGGGGTGTATTCTGATATCGTTTGTTATCGTATTATATCCAAGCTCTATAGTTAAGCCATTATCCCATGATGCAAAGGGGATGTGAAACGCATACTCATTCCACATACAAATACCCCAAATATTAGCGACTTTATCCACTACTATATCTACCAAAAAAATGTTTTCACCCGTTTGTGGTAAACTTGCAAAGTAAAACGTCTTTTGATAAAGAACTTTCCCGTCAACATACGTTCCAATAACTTGTTCATTCAGGCTATAAGACATTCCACTCCCACCACCACCGCCACCACCTTCCGATGTGCGATATTTCCCTCCTTCATACTGAACATTTTTCCAAGTCATGTCTCATCCTCCAAGTCACGTTAATACATATTGCTTTTCATCTTTTGAGTAGAAAATCGTAGCTCCAAATTTCCAAATGTATTGTCCTGAAAACTCAGTAAGCCCTTCCCAAGTCTTTTCAGCCCACGTACTCGTTGATTTGTCAAGAACATATTGTGAGCTACCAACAGAATAATAAACATTTCCATTAACTTCCCACACAGCAACTCCATTGAAATTTGTAAGCCCATTCCAAGTTTTTGCTGACCATGTGCTCGTAGACCTGTCAAGCACGTATTGTGATGAACCATTAGAATAATAAATATTCTCCTCGTCTGTCCAAACACTTTCACCTGTGAAATTGGTGAGTCCATTCCAAGTTTTTGCTGACCACGTACTTGTTGACTTATCAAGAACATACTGAGTGTTTCCTGAAGAGTAGTAGACAGTGCCATTATCCATCCAAATAAACGGAGCACTAAAACTAGTCAGACCCACCCAAGTTTTTGTAGTCCATGTATTGCTATCCACATTAAACTGATACTGATTGGAAAGATAAGAAACATAAACATTTTCCCCATCCGTCCAAACGTATTGTCCCATAAAATTACCAAATGGAACGTTAAATGTCGCTGTTGAAATTTGATATGTCGCAGGGGTCAAAGCAAGATGTGCTGTTCCATCACTATAGGCGAGTGACCCAGCCTTCCAAACAGATGAACCATCTATTCTTCCTTCAAATTCCCAATCTGTACGTGTCCACGTATCAGTGGCAGGGTTAAGCACGTAACTATCAGAAAAAGGAGAACTAGACTGTGAGTAATAGTTGTTATAGATATTCGTACCATCACTCCAAATACCTGTACTTCCGGGGTTAAATCCATACCAAACCTTCTGAACCCACGTGCTAGTAGAGCGATTAAGTACGTATTGTTCTGTGTTGTCCCTACGTGGTGAACAATATACTGTATCTCCGACTTTCCAAATATAAGTTTTTGAAAACCGAGTTAATCCACTCCATGTTTTGAGTTCCCACGCCATCGAAGAAGAAGACTTATTTAAAACACCCTGCCAAGAACCGTCAGAATAATAAGTATTAATTCCATCCGTCCAAACATAGCGTCCTGAGAAATTTAACAGACTATAAGGACGTGCGATGATAATAGTTTCCCATCGCCCGGTGGACTTATTTAACTTAATGGTGTCGGTTGGACCATTATTATAGAACATATCCTCTCCGTCAGTCCAAACGTCATTTCCATAATCAGGATAATAATTTCCTGCCCAAGTCTTTTGTGTCCATGTAGATGTTGCGGAATTAAGAGTGTACTGTTTAGTGGGACTTCCTCCTGAGTAATAAACAGTTGTTCCATCTGTCCATATATAACTAACGTTAAATGAGGCGGGTAGTCCGTTCCATACTTTATTTTTCCAAATATGATTTACAGGGTCATATACATAATTCCACTTACCTGAACCCGAAGACAAATATAAATTAACATTATCTGTCCAAACAGAGCTTCCGTAAAAATCTTGTACGCCCGACCAATTAGCAGGCTCCCAAACACCACGTAACCCGCCACTAACTTGAACAGGAACTGTTTTAGTATACCTATAATGTTTAATGGGATTAAGTGTGTCATCTAAGGCTATGTGATACGGAAAAATACCATAATAATACAACTTTCCTGGAGAAGTGGTATTATCAGCTAACGCTGTATTCTTATAAGCATCACGGACAGTACTGTCCGCTATCAAGTCGCCATCCCATCTATGTTTAGGAGGGACATTTTCTTTTCTAACAACTACTGTACCTTCCCATTCACACGGAACAGGCTCTAATGTATCAATATTCTCAGGGTCTTCCCACTTCAAGTGAACAATGTTAGTATTCGAGTCAAACTCAGCTTCGAGTACATTCGGTTCATCGAGTAATCTAAACCCGATGTTACGAATAATCTCAACAAAATCCTCAGCGCTGGCGTATTCGGCTAATTGTGTCACACCTCCGACAGAATTAATTTGATTATCTCCAACATGCCAATTATCATTGTGAACTTGATAATCAGGCTGGCGCCTATCTCCGTTTGCTGTGTAGGTGTCCTCAAAGCCTTGCAACCCTGTAAAACGACGCTCAAGGATATATGTCTTGAATGTCTTTACTGTAACATTGTCATCATCATCGTACTCGTTCCATTGAAGGGTAATATGGTCGCCTGCTTCAAGGCACAGGTTTCCGATACAGTTAATCTCACAACTACGATATCTTCTGTCCGTTATCGCCGCCCTGAGATTAGTCACAGCATCCTCAAAATCTTCTTGCCAATTAGCCCGATTTGAGTTGTTATAGAACACAAAGCTGTCAACAATAGTATAATTACTCGGACGCCTATATGAAGATGTTCCGATTTTGGCAAGTTTGTTGTTGTTCCTGTCATAAACAATAACATATCCAATACCACGTGTGTTCCAATCCTGATACTGAACAGGAGGAATTATCAACTCATCATCGATAATAGCGTCAGAAGGTGTTCCATATACGTCAAGACTCACATACACAAAAACACCCTGTCTGTCTATATGACCAAACACCCCATTCAGCTCTAACAGATGTTGCATAAAGAAACTGAACGTTATTGTATCGCTTTCAATGCTCTTCTCAATGGCAAAGTCGTCGTTGACAAGCGTTGTGGTCTCCTGAGTGATAGTAAATTCAGAAGCATCCAGCGCAAGCCACTCAAACAAACTATCCCGTAAATCCTTTACAGTTAAGATAGTTTCTGTTGCATACACCTCGGAGTACCACTCGGTTATATCGTAGTCCTGAAGATAATAGAGTACATCATACGCCACAACTTCACGGGTGCTCCTGTCAACAGACAGAGCATCTTCATCCACAATATACACACCGACCTGAAACAACGTGTCACTATCCTCATTGAAGTACAGGTATATCGCTATCTCTACATCTTCCAAACTTGACAAACCTTGTTTGGTATACATCGTGAACTGCACACGAGAAGACTCGCACTGTCCGAAAGACAGATTATCAAGAGAGCATACACTCTCCTCTATTGTCATCTCCTCAAGGGCGAGGTCTTCTTCGGTCAGCACAAAGTCAGCATTAGTTATCGTGGGCTCATCCCCCGAAACACCTGTCACAGTGGCGGAGGAATTGACGATGACCCAATGCACACTTTCATGCTCATAAAACAACTCAGGGTAACTATAGTTTACCATGTGCTCTCCTTAATATCCGATAAACTCTAAGTCATACGGCTCATAGTATATGGTGGTATTGTTCTCTATCTTACTAATCGTAGGCTGTGGGTCAGGAATATAAAAGAAGTCTTCCACATAGCCATTTTTCTCAGGAACGAATATGGATAACTTCAGTTTACGCTCCTTTCTAATTATATAGCGGTCTTCTAAGTTTGTAAATATTTCAGCAAACTGAGTATTGTTCAGCGCTCGGATTTGAATGGAGCAATGTGCCTTTTTCTTCGGAATTGTCTTACGAATTAAGTCACCCACACCATTTCTTGACGCATCAGCGTCCAAGACAGAGTACACAGCCACATAGGACTTCTCAACTATGTACTCCATCGGAAAGATATAGTCATCTGTCTCATCAGACACGCTTCGTGACTTCGCCAGGTTGCTCTCATCGGGCAAACCTTTTACCTTTATCAGATATCCTCTATATCCTGCTACTGCCATTATGCACCTCCGAAAGCGTCAATATTTGTTTTTCGTTTAAATGCCTTTGCTTCCTGTCGTACCACCTTAAACAATCTATTCGGGTCACCCTCAACCTTGAATGTCACGTTGATGTTCTGCTCACCGAGAACATTCCTCAACGCCTGTTCGATTGTAGACAGAGGAGATACAATCTCAGTCTCCTTGTTGTTATCACCGAGCATAGCAAGGAAGTTGGACATATTAGGAGGAATAACAGCTCCCTGAGCAAGACGGGGAATGGACACTTCACTCATCTTGTTAATACTAAAACCGAGATAACGACCACCTATGCCAGGAACCCAATCAGGAATGTCAATGCACAAAGCATTCAACTTGTCTATCATCCAGTTAAATCCTGATATAACTTTGTTAATCATAAACTCAATCGCAGACAAGAATGCGTTTATAGGCGATTTAACACCTTCCTTGATAGTATCCCATGCACCGATAACAAAATCAGCGATTTTATCCCAAATATCCTTAATGTCCGTCTTAATATCGGTAAACTTCTCGATGATACTATCTTTCAGGTCAGTTACAGTTTCTTTAATCTTATCCCAAACAGCAACAAGTTTCTCCTTAGCCGCCGTAAACTTAGTCGTAATCGCCGTCCAAATATTAGAGATACCTGTCTTTAATGCTGTAAACGCACCTAATGCGCTAGTCTTAAGATTAACTGCCCCTGCTGTAATCCCATCCCAAATACCTAAGATGGTCTCCTTTACAGCCGTGAACTTCTCAACAATCCTGTTCCAGGACTCACTGAAGAAGTCACCAATAGTGGAGAATATTCCCGTGAGAGTATCATACACAGCCGTACCTGTTACACTAAGTGTACGAACGATTGACTCTCCAATGTCTTCAAATCCACCCTTTATACGCTCCCACAGAATTTCCCATATAAGACGACGCTTAATCCTCTTGAACGCCTTCGTCCAATTCTTCTTCTCTTTCAGGAAATCTGCGATAGCGCTAATAATCTCATCAAACGCATCAGAGTCGGAAAGTTTCTTCCAAATCTCCTTGAGTGCTCCAAGCAACTCACGGGAAATCTTAGTAGCGTCCTCAGCAAGTTTAGCCCAATCAATATTAGAGATGAAGCTAATCAAGGAGTCTCCAACCTTATCCCACTCAATGTCCTGCACAGCCTTTAACAGCATATCAGTGAGGTTTGTAGCGAGATTGCCAAGGGTCTTCCCTCTCTTAGCCCACTTATCAGCGTCTCCGAACAGTGTATTTATGCCCTCAGAAAGACTATCAGCCCATGTATCCCATGCAGCCATGTCGTTGAATGTGTCAAGTGCTCCAAAGATTGTATCGAGCACTCCTGATATCGTATTAGCAACTAATGCGAAATTCTCAGGAGTGATAACCTCATTGAGAATACTTACAAGGTCGCCTACGAGCTTCTTTGCCGCCACCTGAACCTTTACCCAATTAATATCTCCGAGTGCGCTCTCTAAGAACTCAGTTATCTTAGTACCGAACTCAGCTCCATCGAAATTATCTGTAAATCCGATAATGACATCAGCGAGCTCATTGATTGAGCCTGAGAAAATATTACCAAGGTCGGTAAAATTAACAGTATCGGTTATTGACGAAATTCCGTCAGCGATTGTCTTACCAAGCTGTTTACCATCGAACTTGTCTAAGAAATCGGTAGTGAACGTCGAGAAAGTGTTGATAATCTCACCAAACGTCCGTCCAAGGGAAGCACCAAGACCCTCAACACTCAGTAACCCATTGAGGAAATCAGCAATACTCTTGCCTAATGCTGATGCCTTGCCAATAATGGTGTCCCAAGGAATATTGGTAAGGAAGTTTGTAATAGCCTGTCCCACCTTCTTACCAAGCCCCTCAAGGTCGTCAAACCAATTCGGTATTTCAGTCTCCTCTAAGTCAGCAAGCTCGAAGTCAACTGCTTTATCGTCATTGTTGAGAACATTAAGTTTATCAAAGGAAGCAAGGCTCTTACTTGAGTTATCAATGCTCTTTGCGTAATCCTTCTGTATCCTGATTGCCTTAAGGAAGGTATTTGAACCCGTCAGTTTGGCAATCAACATACCAATGGTCGTAGTCATCTCAGCAAGCCTATTGGTTATACTCGTAATCAATGGTTCAAGCTGAACGAGGACAGGAGCAATAGCCGTGGCAAGACTAGCCTTTAGATATGCCAAAGAGGATGTGATGTTAGACAACGCTGTATTCACATCGTTGACACCTAAATTCCACTTTGCCATCAAGTCAAGATTCTCCCGAATAATGCCCTTGAGAGACTTCAGCGCATCAACAAGTTTCTTAACAAGGCTTACGCTCGTAACAGGAATAAGCATTCCAAGTTTTCCTGCACTCTTGACCAACGATTTGATAAGAGCAAGCCCTGCCTTGGCTATCTTTTTTATTCCTGAGAGAATGAATTTTCCAAGAGACTCAAGAACCTTCTTTATTTGTTTAATCTCCTTGACAATGGCAACCACAGCCGCCACAGCCGCCGCCAACGCCGCCGTTATCACAGGGTGACTCAGCATTAGCTGACCAATCTTTTTAAACATGTCTCCGACCTGTTTCAAGCCCTCAAGTAACTGTTCTTTGGTAAGTTTTGTGACGCCCATTAAACCTTCAGACGCCATGGATACTCCCCATATCATACGAGAGTTCACACCAGGAATAAGACGGCTTAAACCACGAACAGCTCTTGATACATCGTGAATACCCTTTGCCTGAGGAAGCTGTCCATCTGTATTTTGCTGTTTGGCATGTTTCGTCAGTTGCATTCCCTGTTTCACAATCAACAGGTGAAGTGCATCTGCCTGTTCTTTAATCTTAGCTGTAAGTTCATCATACGTCTTGCCAGCCTCAATCATACGTGCGTCAAGCGCCGCTGTAAGCTGTTCTAAGTTAGCATACTCGGTATTAGGAAGACCAAGTGTTTTTGCAAGCTGTTCCTGTTCTGCCTCAAGCGCCACAACTGATTGATGATAAGCGTCTACGGCTTCAGACGCTTCTCTAAGTGTCATCGCTTGTCCGTCAAGATATACTGTGGTATTCATAATCTCATCCTCGAACAACGCTAACGCTTCATTCAATGCGTCGATAGCTTCTTGGTCACCTTCTCGACCCTTGGCATACACATCGAGCATACTTACTGTATCTCCCTGAAATTCGGCAGGGAACTGTGAGAGTGTATTTAAATACCACTCGTTATAATCAGGAGTCGGATTATATTTGGTCATTAACTCCTGAGATACTTGCATCATTCTATCCTGGGCATCTTCGAGGGCGTCTACATTTACCGAATTTAGCTGATGCTGTAAGATGTTAATATTCTTACATGCCTCTTCAATTACTTTGGACAATTTCTCCATCTGAATTTCTATATTCTGAAGAGCAGGAGACTCTTCTCCTGTACGAGCATCAAGCACTTTCTTGACTTCCTGTTGAAGCTCCTTCGCCTTAGCGAGAGCATCCTTAATATCCATATCAAGAGGAAGTGTAATGCCCCCTGTGGAATTAGCCATTTACTTATCCTCCGTTCCACAACTTGCTAATATAATCCTCGGCGTCCTTCTGCTCTTTACTACGCAAGTCAATGCTGAAGTATTCGGGATTATTATTCCTGAATTTCTTCTCGGCTGTGTCAAGTTTCTCACCACGGGCTATTTTATATCGGATAGATATAATAGTGGCGAGGGGACATTCCCCTATTGCCGAGTAGTAGGAGAGAAATGTCCACCAATGTAAATAGTCCAAGGCTCTCACCTCTTGTTTTGCCACATTATTGATAGCTGAACAGATGAGGTTAGAGTCCTTCTCCCAATCAATAAGTGTATATCCACCTGTGTTGCTTTTTGACATCTCCGTATCGTTGGCATTGAAGAAGTCCATCATGCCCTTCTGAAGCGTCGTCAACGTCTCCTTGTCACGTGGAATATCACTGATATCATTAAAGTCTTCATAAAAAATAATCAATGTCACGAGCATACGCTCAATTTCGGAAAGTTCAGGGTCATTCATTGCCTTAAAACAATCAAGCACCATCCGAAAATCACCCTTATTCCGGATGTCGAATGATGCCTGACTTGTTTGTATGGATGTAAGGAGCTCGTACACTTACTTCTTCTTTCCACCCTTGGGTGTAGTGTACTTCGCTGTATGCTGTTTCACACGACTCGCAATCAGCTTAGCTTCCTGATTGATATTGTCGGTATAGAGCTGTAAAAGGCTCTCGATAATGACCTCGTACCTGAACTTTCCGTCTTTAGGGTCGTACATTGTGCCACCCCGTCCGCAAACAGCACTGATGGGAGAGTCAAAGATAAAATCAAGACAGTCCCTCATGTGCTTATCTGCTTCCATGAGCTTTTTCATCATGCTCTTGTCGTCCTCATCGTCGGGAATAGAAGTAACTACTTCCATCTCTTTCTCAAGGTCGGCAAGACCTTTTTCGTACCTTTCAAGAATACCAAGGTCTGATGTGTTCAGCTCGATAATCGAGTTGTTGTCTCCGTTAATGCGGAAGCGCTGTTTGGTTGCCGTATCAAGCTGAATATCGATAATACCTGCCTCTTTCGGCATATCCTTCTCTTTTAACTCTCCATTTAATAATGCCATGTTATCCTCCTATTAGAGCGTGGTGTCCTGGGTGAACACGAAATCCGACGCAATCTTGTCAACTGTTCCCGTGGTAATCTTGTTCGAGAAGTGAACAGTGATAGGGAAGTTTACGTTTGCATCTCCACCCATGCTTTCATAGGTGATGGTGCAATCGTCATGACGCTCTGCTTCATACTGACCTGCTGCACCAACGAATGCCGTGATGATGTAGATTTTGAATGCACCCGTAAGCTCCGACAGCGCGTTCCTGCGTCTGATATCGTTCAGGAAAGCGCCGAGCCTTGAGCCACCGAGGATAAGGAACGGGTCGAATGCCTGGGTAGGCTGTGTCTTATTAACATCCGTATAGTTGTTACCAAGAATATCGGTACTTTCCTGAATATCAGGATTGAACTCGATACTTGAGTCCTCAGTACGTGCACCAAGAAGCTCTCTTACCTGTTCGGTTCCTGTAGTGCCGTCGAGCTTTTCCGTCCACTCAGCAACAGTTACAAGGAGCTTACGCTCGGCTCTCTGTCCCTGAGTAAGATTGATTTGTTTAATTGCTGAACTAGGCATTTTCTTTCCTCCTTATGTTATTTCCAAAATGCGTTTGATTTGTCGAGGAAGTCAATCCGTATCGACATACTGTACTTTGCTAACGCTGGGGTTACCTGAGTGTCAATGCCATTAAGGTTAGGATTCTCGGTGATTGTTTCCATATTATCTATGATACAATCCTCTCCGAAATCAGGGAAGTTTCTCAGCTTCGCCTGTTCATTTACCCAATCCATAATGCCTTGTACGTCGAGTAATTCCTCAACATTTTCGCTGACATATCCTTCTACCTTAGGAACAGGCTGATATGCTACTGAACGAAAGTCCACTATGGTAAAAGTATAACGCCTCATCACGCTGCCGTCAATGAAACGTTGATTTAATACCTTACTGTTGGCTTGTGTGATGATTTGCTTACTTGTGTCCTCAGCGTTCAAGAAATTGAAAAACAAAGGATTATCAGCTATCGTAGGGCATTGAAGTAAGAAATCAATGATTGCTTGGTTCTTGTCCACAGTCATTTACTCTCCACCTTTCTTTAGTGCCCTCGTAATTATCTCACTTACTCTTGCAAGGAACTCTTCGCCGTGCTCAGACATCATCACCTCATTCCACCTTGCGGTTGCAAGAGGATGATATTCGGTCTTGTGGTTTATCTCTTCTCCGAAATACTGTCGTCTTGCGTAAGGTTGGGTGTAGGTCACTCCGTCTGGTCCGACATGAACCGTATTGGCAAGTGCTCCTGTATCGTAAGGAACATAGGGGTCACACATTTCAGCTAACACTTGGCTGATTTCCTGTCTTACTTCGGGACTATCCACAACAGCCAACTTATTTGCAAGCAACTGATATAGATTGTAATTACCTCGAAGATGAAGACTTGACATATCATTTACCTCGTGCTAAGTAGTGCTCATTATTTCTCGCTACCCCCGTGTTATTTGACCATTCTGTTATTTCCATACAAGCCTGATATTGGCTGTAAAGTCCTAACAGGTCGGATGAACGTTTGCCTTTTTCGTACTCATTGATGACAAACTCGCATTCACCCTTAACAATAATATCGCCCTGCGCCAAAGTGAAGTAGCTTGCCTTTTGCTCTGTAGTGAGAGCAATCCACTCTTGCTTCTCCATGAACGCTGGGTCTTTTGGAATACGGCAGATAATTGATTTGGAGTCTAACAGGGTGTCCCCAACCCGTACCTCAGCTCCGACTAACTTCCAAAAACAATCGGTCTTGACTGTCCTGAACCAACTGATTACGTTTGTTGTCGGGTCTGTGTACTTGTTGTAAATAGTAACTGTGTGTTCCCACCAAAGAGGATAACCAGGCTTACTCATCGGGATACACCCCCCGATATAACAGCTTGTGTCCTAACTCGTTCATGACGCCCTGAAGATACCTTTGTATAGCCGTCTCGCTGTCCGCCTTAATACTTTCCATCAGGTCGTGAGCGCTAAGGACATTATAGCTGATTGATACTCCGTCGTTCGATTGTGAGGCAATGGTCTTCCCAACACCCCCTGTTGAGCCTTCCTCTCCACCACTCTCATTCAACAGGTTATTCTTCATTAACGCAAGGTTGATGAGGTAGTACATGAGGCGTTTGAGCTCCACGGGGAACGTGGTGTCATTCTTCAACCGATTGAACGTGTACCAATTAACTAACGCTTCAGCTTCAAACTCCAAATTATTAAAGGTGGTTTCGTCTAATGTTCCACCATAAGCCTGATACTCAGCGAATGTCAGATACATAAGAGCCCACCACCTTTCGTAATCTTATCATTCAGTAGCCGACTTACCCTTTTTCTTGGCTGTGCCTAAGGTTTCAGTGGGCTTTTCCTGAACAGGCTTTACCTGCTTGGTAGCCTTGAGTTCCTCTAACTCAGCTTCCAATGCGAGGATGGTAGCCTTCTGTTCCTGAATGAGTGCCGTGTGTTGCTTGTAAGCAAGTTTTAAGGTAGGTAAATCCGTAGGGATGGTATCTTGGACAACCACCCCACGTTCATCAACTATCCTGTAACCCTGCTCTACGCAAGCCTGTATCATGGACTCATCAATCTCTTTGACTTTGTTACCTTTTTCTGCGTAAAGCATATTGTTCGCTCTCCTTTGTGTGTGCCGTTCTTATCAGCCGGTAGTGGTGGTCGAACCATTGTCGGTGATGTTGAACTGAATAGCGCCAGCCTTCTTGTTGAGGATGAATACGTCCTCGAAGCTCTCCTCGAAGTAGATGTACTTACCCTCGGAACCAGCTGCAGGCTCGTCGAGCTTGGAGAAGGTGTAGCTTACGGGTGTGATAACAGCCGTAGGATGGATTAACATCATGTTAATCTGGTCAGCGCTGAGTGCCGGTCTCCAACCCTGCGAGAAGTTGTACTTGGTCTTCATGAGAGGAGCTGCAACGCCGATAACCTCAACCTCGTCGAGTCTGTCAACGATACGATTGATGTTGGCGTTTCTGTCCTCAGCATTCAGGTTACGAACAACGCTCTGAGCCGACTTCAGGAGGTACTTAACCTCATTGGTGCAATAGAGGATACGTCCCTGAACAGGAACTCTCTCATTGTCCATGTTGAGCATGAGGTTATCAAATACCTGAAGAACTGTTGCCGAGGTAAGAGCTGTCTCATCAGGTGTGTTGCCGAGAGCAACCCAATCCTGATAAATCTTGGAAACGCAATAAGCGTCCATCTCGGGGAACTTCTGCTCTTCGTTGAATACCTTTGTGATGTTCGCAATGGTAGTAACGAGGTTGGTCTGGTCGATATCCATGGGATGAACAAGGGTGCTCCACTTTCTCTGATTGGAAAGGGTCTTGGTCTCCCAAGCGTTATCGTAGTTACGCTGCGCCGTAGCGATGGTGTCTCTGTCGGAGTCAACACGACCTGTGGTGGAGATAGAAGGTATCTCAATGGTCTTTGCATTGACCCAACGATATCTGTTGTTGTTGGGTGTGTTATAGAGAGCGCCAAAATTCAGGACATAGGGGAATGCCTGTGAAAGAGCTCTCTGGTAATCTGTTGCATAATTCAGCGGATTAGGCATGATAGTGTCTCCTTCTTATATAATTTTTAATGCGCCCTAACACCGGTGAAGTTGAACTGAAATCCTCCGTCCTTAGCGTCGGGAGCAGGTCCAGGTGTAGGGGCAACAATTTCAGGTACAACCATTGGAGGTGTTGTGGGTTGTTCAGGAGGGGTCGGCTCAGGCTCTTTCTCCACAATGAGAGCGTCGGCGTTCTCAGCGAAATACTTGTCAGCGAAATCGTCTCTTCCGAGGATTTTGCCGTCTTCCATCTGAAGACCACGCTCAATCATAGACTTAACAAAGTCTCTTCTCGCTGCCTGCGAGGAGAAATTCTTGGTCTGTGCGAACTCTTTAACAGCAAACTCATACGCCTGAGCGTCCAACTTCGCCTGATAACTCTTAACGTCATCATCGTACTTGGACTTCATGGCTGACATCTGTGTGTTGAGCTCGGCTAATTTGGTGGCGTCCTGTCCAGCCTCTTCAAGTTGCTTTTGGAGATTGGCAAGGTCAGTATCACGAGTACCGATTGTGTCGTTCAGAGTCTTAATCTGTTCGTCACGACCTGTAATCTCGGCAACCTTTGCTTCAATCTCAGTGTCTTTTGCCTTCAGGTCAGCGTCGTACTTTGACTTGCTGACATACTTTCCATCGGAAAGGTCAGCGAACTTAGCTCCACCTGCCTTTACAGCAGCCTCGAACTGTTCATAAGTAAGTGTTCCGCCCTCGGCGTTGTCGAAGATGTCTTTAATGTTCATGTTTTGTTCTCCTTTTGACAATCATTTATATCTGTTATTTGTAATTGCGGATTACAGTTTCCGCCTGATTGTGCCGTCTTTAAAGGTCTTCGGCAAGACCCGTGGAAGCCCTCAATAACACAGGTGGGGTCGCGGACCAGCTTCCCCACCCTGCATGGAGAGCAAAAGTAGACATAAATCCACTTCCACGTCAAAAATTATATCATAATTAAACATATAAGTAAATATTTAGCGATTAACAGCCGTGTTTATTATTATAGTAGATAATTTTTTTTTCAAAACCCCCTTGACAAATGAATAAACATAGTATATAATGTTTACATAAGATAAAGATAACACTTAAAACACTTTAAGGAGGCACGCTATGGGACAGTGGTATGGAAACATAATCAATCGAATTGAGGAGAACAGGCACGTGGATAAGCCCATTGAGGTTGGAATGGGAATGACACAGTATCATTGGTCAGACAGAACAGCGTGGGAAGTCATCAAAGTCAAAGACCAGAGACACGTCACTGTAAGAGAACTCGATGCAAAATGTATCGGTGGTGCTTACAGCAATGAGTGGGAGCTCTCAAGCAACCCCAATGGTCGCATAATGGAGCTGGCAATGCGTGGCAAGTATTGGTACAACCTGTATAGAGACATGGGTGGCAAAATTTACCATTGGGAACGTATTAACGTATCTTTCGGACACGCTGATTATTACTACGACTATTCATTCTGAGACCTTGACAAAAGAGACAAATTAAGTTATGATTTAATTACTCCCAAAGTAGAGCGCCCCGCTCGAAGCAAAAAGACACAAAAAGAGGAAGGTGATTAGCCTTCCTCTTTTTGTTGACTACCCTTTGACGGAGGTTGTTGTGTTGTCGGTTTCGGCGTTTGCTGTTCTTGTGATGGCTGTCCTTGTCCCTGTTCGTCGGGTGTGCCGGTGGGTTTACCCTCTCTGATGGCTTGACCCATTTGTGATGACATAGCCATGTTCTTTTCAATCGCCTGTTGGTTTTCGTCTTGGATTTTGTCAAGGGCAGTTTGTGCCTGTCTTTCGGTCTCTCCGAAGTACCACATACGGACTTCTCTCTTGCTGGTAAGACCTGCCTGTAAGAGCGTCATCCTCTTATTGAGCTCTGTGTCTATATCGACTAAAATGCTATCATCCCATGTGAACGATACATCATAGAGACCTATCTTCGAGGTATCAACCTTGCCATTCTTCAGCACCACATCACCCACGATATTGTAGATGGTGCAATACACATCCATGGCATAGATACAGTCCTTAAGCGCCTTCTCCAACGCCTTCTGTATCTCAAGGTTGCTCGAATAACTACGCTGTTTGAGGATTTTCAGCTCGGTAGCCGTTCTTGCTTCTGAAGCTACCTCAGCCATTGTTCCCCTCGACAATGCAACGACATCCTCAATCCTCATGAGGATATTGTTCAAGCCGTTAATCATGGAAGCGTCTCTGAGAGTCGGTGCATATTGCTGATAGGTGTTTGACTCACCCAAATCCACAGGTCTATACAACCTCTTCTGAAGATGCCCCATGACAGTGTGGCTCTGACCTTTGAAGTCCTTTACATCAGTAAGGGCGTCTCGGTCAATGTCGATTGCAAGCTCGCCTCCTTCGTATTCCCACAACAGACGGGAATACTGTAAGTCGGCTTCCTTGATGAGGGATGTTGCCCTCGCAAATCCACTTATTCCCAACGGGGAATGAGGGTCTACTGTGTTTGCGTCAGGCATTTTAAAATAGCCAAACAAGAGCTTGTCTACGTTCTTGATGGTTACTTCCTTAGGTAAATTCTTCCACTCCGGTACACTTGATAACGGAACTTCCTTGCCAAGGCTTGTTACAGCACCCGTCATATAAGACCTGTTGGCGTCAGCGTTGTCCTCAAAAGCCTGATTGCTGATGATGACATTATTGCCGACCTTGCGATGGTACTCAAGTCGGGTGTAGAGCTTGTCCTTATCCGTCTTGGTCTGAACAAAAGCTACCTCTGAGAGGTCTCCGTTACTATCAAAGGCGAACGGGAAAAAGCAATCAGCCTGAATGAAGTCATACCCAAACGAGTATTTATCCTCACCCTCGCCCTGTTGTTTTGAGTCCATTCCGGCTACGTCCTGTTGCTGGGACTTTATCACGTAAGGCTTGATGATAAGCGAACCTTTTGCGATACCAAACTCAAGCTGAGTGCGCAACTTCGGTATGAGCTTTTCGTGATACTCGCTGTTCATGAAGTTGGCTCTCTTCTCAGGGCTCTTCGGAACTTCCTGAACTATCGTCTTAGGCTCTCCACTTGTCTGAACATTGCCAAACTCATCCGTGGTGGGAGGATAATAGTTAGGATTGTCTGTCTCCTGTGTCTCCTTTGGCGCTGTAATATCGGATTGGAGCTCAATAACAGCCATCCTCGCCTTCTCGCTTGCAATAAACGCAGGAAGACCGAGGGACACAACCTTTGTGGGGTCGCTGAAATCAGGCTCGTGTAACCATTCAGCCCTGTCCTCATACATTGCCGTCCACTCGTCGATAGCTGTAGCCATCTTGTTGCTCACGGCGGGCATGATATTAAGTGTCTGTTCTATTGTTGATTTTAACCCGACCATACGCCTGATTATCTCCTTTATTCTATTCCAAATGGTAGAGAATATCATAACTTAACATTGCCCCCATTGTTCGTTATACAAGGACTGCCCCTATCAACGATAAGGACAGCCCCATTATCTTAAACTTCGTCTGAAACGTATAATGCGGGTGCAGCGTCTACGATTTCCTGAAGCTCTTCGTCGAGCTCTTCGTCCTCAGGGTCATCGATAATGTCCTGTGCGACTTTAGCCCCGAATACTTCCGTAAGTGCGTTCTTGGCGATTGCGTCAAGCCCGTCATCTTGGATTGTGATTACGTCATACTTTTCTTTCTGTGCCATACTTATCCCTCCATTGTGTTATCAAATTTTCTTTGTAGCTGTGTACTTAATGCCCAGCTTAGCGAGATGCTTCTTATACATTCTGTCGAACATCTGAACAGAATACTTACGTGCGAAGTTCTCAGCCTGTTTGGGTGTCAAAGGCTTCCTGTAAATGGTCTTGCCTGTTGCAGGATTTGTCAGCTTTACCTTTCCCTTGTTCGGTCCAGACTTCAGGGGTGTGGTCGCCTTCTTCAGCGCCGACTTGTATGACGCCTCAAAGTTCTTCTGTGCGAGCTTTTGGTTCTTGTTTACCCACTTGGACAGCTTCGCTCTGTCAACATTCTGTGTCGCCTGAACAGAGTAAAGGTATCCCTGTGAGGTAACCGCTCTGAGCTCGTTCAGCTTGGACTTAGCAAATACCTTGAGGTCAGCCATAGAAAGAGTTCCACCGAAAGCCTTATCAGGATGATAGTGGGTAAATGTACCATCAACTGTTTTGAGCACACGGCTATCAACGGGAACGAAATGCTTCTCTCCACCATAACCGATGATGGGGTTGCCGTCCTTGTCATAAAGTGCGCCATGCTCAATGTCAGCCTTGACTTGCCCTGTACGGATTACATTTTCAAAATCGCTGACTCCACCCGTGATAGGCTCAAACTTGATTTTGCTCTTGTCATTAGTAACAACAATACCTGATGAACCCATAATTACGCTCCTTTTCTTTAAAATTATTATGTAAATTCGTGAAAATCATGAAAATTCTTCCATTTTCACCAAATACATCATACACTATTTTTGGGAGTTATTCAAGTCTTTTCCCCGTAATTTCCTGAGCGAGCGCCTGAACGATTTCATCATCCTCCCAATATTGAGCTCTTACCCACACATCACGCACACGGGGTCCAGTTCCACCCCCGATGAGCTTATCTATGTGGTCAACAAGGTTAGGATTTATGTTCAGCGCCTTATCGTCACGATGAAACTCCTTCAGCCATAACCTGAAAGCCCAATCATCATTCGCACCACCCTTCCAATGGTTCTCATAGACGGGATTTCCGATGATGAAGTCTCTCACCCATGTAGCGCTCTCCCGTGCATACTCATTAGGTATGCGAATACAAGGGAAGGAAAACCACATATCCTTTCGGTCAACTTCCCCCGTATGCCCTGGACCATCGTACATTGCGCTACTAAAACCACAAACAAGCCCACTGTCAAATTGCTCAGTGCGCTCCTTAAAATCGTGACAAATACACACGTCATCCTGTAAGTGCCAAGTCCCTCCATCACCCTCACAGGTGAGGAAGGACTTCAGACAGCTTACGAGGTTACCCTCATGCTTGTCATCCATATATATATTTATATCATCTGAAGATATTCCCTGTTTCTTCATAGAAGGTAACAGGTAGTCCCTCACGTACCACATTCTTCGTGGTACGGCGTGTATCAGATATTTAGCCATTTTCTCCTCTTAGTCAGCGTAAACGCAATGTCTCCCTGTTTCAACACGACGAACAGCGACACGTTTCCACTCCCTCTTGTCATTGGAGACCTCAAGGAACTCATCACGATAGTAAACATCGTAGGTAGCACACATCTCATACTCTCTATCCGAGTAGTAGTAATGCTTCTCCATCTCGCATCTGAGGAAATTCCAAACGCCTAAAGTCTTAATCTTGTCAACAATCTCTTCAAGAGTAAAACCCTCGCAAGGAGCAAAGCCCCTGTTCTTCATGATATCAACTGTAAGCTCATCTCTTGTCATATCCGTTTCCTCCTGTTCAAAGTGTTCTGAGTGTTAAAAGGCTGGGGCTGACTCGTTTCTCCCACTTTCCATCCCCACTGTGGGCTTTTCCTACTATTTGTTACACGGGTGACAGGTCTTGTATGGTGGCTCCGTTCCATACTCGAATTTACAGTCTTACTACCGCAACTTGTGCGTATCACCCCATCGTCACTTGCTCTGTGCTATGCGTTAGGGGGTTTGCATTCCTGCTCTGCGAGTCGTGGTCTCCGCATCCCCGTGGGTTTGGACTTTTCCTTGTCAGTTATCCACTCGTTGCTTGAGGGTCGGATTTTCCTTGTCCTTTTTACAAGTTTTGTCTTGGGTTTATTCTGGGCTTTTCCTTGCCCTGTTCTCTTGTTGTGAGTACATCATAACATAGTATATAATGTTTGTCAATACCTTTTTTAAAACTTTTTTATTTTTTTCTATCTCCCATGAATACGGGCGTCTATCTCAGTCTGACTTCCCACTCTCATATAATTATAATAGTACATCGGCATATCCCAATCAAGGAGTTTGGGCTGTTTACTCATAGCCATCCTGTGAAACGTTACGTCTGAAGACATTGTTTCTCCTGAGAAACGGCAATCCTTGACAAACTCCCGTCTCCAACATTTGCTCCATGTGGCAATCCAATGCTTTCCTGTCGGACGAAGAGGAGTAGCATATCCCTTCCCCTTAAATATGAAAGAGAAACAGAGAACGTCAAGCCCAGGATTTTCCTTGAGCTTTTCATCAATCTGTTCAAGCACATACTCGTGTAACCACCAGTCGTCATCGTCCATGAACATGATATACTCACCCTTGGCTCTCTCAAGCCCCCTGTTTCGGGTGAGACCATCTCTTCCAAAACCTACCCTCTCGGTTATTGCACCATACTCCTCAGCAATCTTCTGAGTATTGTCGGTACAACTGTCACAAATCACTATGAGCTCATAATCCTTAAAGGTCTGAGACTTGATACTGTCAAGCCCCTTCCTTATGAACTCAGCCGAGTTATGTGCCGGAATGATTATCGAGAAACGCATTGTAAAGCCCCCTTACTTCATTTGTATAATTTTCCTTATCCTTCTTAAGCAAAGCCCGATACAAGTCAAAATCTGCTCGGCAATCCCTATAATGGTCAAGAACATACTGTATCTTATAGATTGCGCCGTTTACAGACTCTTCCTTATACATATCAGGAATGCTGTTGTCCTCATAGTAACCTGCTGTTCCTGTTATACTCGTAAGAATACAGCATCCTTGGGTGACGGCTTCTCTCGGAAGTCTTTCCCTACCACTAAACACGCCAAAGTCTATATAGAGCTTGCTCTTCCTGAAAATATCTATCAATTCCTGTCGAGAATACCCTTCAAGAGCTTGAAATTTTATCCCAAGCTCGTTCCGGCATCTTCCCATCACAAGCTGTTGAAAGTAGGTCATCTTGACTGCGATGGGGTTATACAGAACCACATTCCCTCGCTCATTGTTATCCTCATAAGGTTCAAAGAAATCATCGTTGAGACAATCGGAGATTTTAATAGGATTAACCTTGAGTACGTCCCTCAAATGCCACATGGCATACGCTGAGTTGGCTATGTGAATGGTGTCGGGGCGCTCTAAAAACCTGAGCTCCTTCTTCGGATTATGCCAATAATATACATCCACCCCTTGCCAATTCACAGCAACCTGTTTGTCGGCATATTGAGGTTCTACTACCTGATTAGCCCAAATCTCAGGGAAAATCACCACCCCGTCGAAGTCCTTAGGCATTTCCGTGACATAATCACATTCGTACTTGGCGAATTCCTTAGGCTGAGGGTTGCTCTTCGAGGTAGTATAGAGCACCTTTGCATTTGCACCTACACGATTGAGATAGTGCACAAGATTGTGAATGCCCTCTGTTCCTCCTGTCGCCAAACCACCAGGACAAAGATGTAAAATATCCATATCAATTTCCCTTTCTCGCCCAATACTTTTGAAGGCTGTAGCGGGTAGCGTCGATGCTGTGATTATTCTTATCGGGATAAGCGCTGATAAAGTTTCCATCCTTATCCTGTTCATACTCGTAGGTGCTAAACTCAAAATACGTCTTAGGACACCTTACAGGGTCAACATAAATATGATTTAAACCTTGCAACCATTTGATACCGTATCTTACACTTTCTGGACCTTTTTCAGCAGGTCTGATAAATGCCCCGTATGCCTTAAAGTCAGCTACCGATTTTTCCTCTGCGCTATCAGCAATTACCTGTTCCCGTCGGTCTACTAACTTAAGCTCATCATACAGCTCAGTAAACACCTCTTGATTCCTCTTTTTAAGAGTATCATATTCTGAGAAAATATACAAGTCAAGTGACTTGGGAACAAAGTGCATACGGACAAATCTGAACGGGTCTTTTGCGAATCCCCAGTCTATTCCATTGTATATATTATCAAAAGTAGTCCACATAGGAGCTTTACCCTGAGGAGTATCCACAAGCTGAGTCATATCCAAAGGCTCACAGTTAGGAAATACATCGCCACCTGTTCCTATAGCGACACCGAGATACTCGTGAATATATGCACGGGGGTTTTTCTTCTTCAGGTCAAGAGCTTCCTCAACAAACTGTGTTCCTAACCAATCAAGGGGAACATCAAGGAAAGAGTTTCTTACCACAAGGGTACTTGAGCCCTTTCCCTCAAGCTCAGCTTCTCTTGCGTATTCGTTCGCCCAATTCAGCTTGCTTATCGGAGGGTTGAACGTTCTGAAATCCCAGAATAGCGAACCACCACGCATAGTCGATTGGAGTACCTTACGGATTTCATTCTCGCCTGAGAATTGGTCAAGCTCCTCCCACCATGTTATGCCAATGTACCCGAAGGGTAATTTAACGGACTTAACCTTGTTAGGGTCATCCATACCCATAAACAAAATACGCTGTCCTGTCGGAAGATACACAATCGGCGTGGAGTATGTCTTAGGTATGTGGAATAGACTTTCCACTCCCAATTTATAGATACCCCACACCACCTGTGAATAAATGCTGTTCTGAATTGTATTACCTACCTTACGAAAACAGATTGCATGAATACCAGGATGGGTCATTATCAATAATGGAATGCAGATACCTCCGAAGAAGGAGGACTTGGTGCTGCCACGCCCTCCTGCTCCGACATAATGGGTATGCCTGTGTTGCATTACATCATCGAGAATGTCATCATACATGGGTATTATGCAATCTCTTAACGGAATTTCAGGTAAACTGATTTGGGTTGTCATCTCCATGCTGAAACCACCTTATGCCTTAATAATCCTCACCAACAATCTCTCGGTACTGCTCTGCTGTGATTACGCCTTTCTTAACGTAAATTCTGAGCATAGCCTTTGTGATTCTTCCTTGCTGATATCTTTCAAGTAATACTTCAAAATTCATATCTCGTCCTCCTTTACTCTACGTCGGGCATACTTAACACAACCAAGTCCTCAAGAGCATCAGCAATACGTGTCTGGTCAGAAACGCCCTCTTCCATGTTGTTCCTTGCGTCCTCAAACGCTTCAATAGCGTCAAGGCAGTCCTGCTGAGTAACGCATTCTGAGAAGTCACACCCCTGCTTCTCGTACATTTCCTTGAACGATGTGTACTCCATACAGTAAGCGCCATTGATAGCACCACCACCTACAACAATATCAAGGATATTAGCCATCGGATAGCGCTCTATCCACTGTTCGGGTGTTAATACCTCACCTATGGGGGTAATTACCCTGTCTGTTTTGTTCCAAATTGCATAACGTGACATAATTTATTTTCCTCCTTTATTTTATGCTACATCAGTTACTTCATATACATATACCGCGTCTGAATATGAAGACGTATTCTGACGCCCGCCAGCAACAAGAATTTTATTACCAACTGCTGCCGCAGATGAATTGTAAAGAACAGTGGGTAGACTTGAAACAGTGTGTGTAAACGAACTATCATAGATATCTAACGTGTCCTGATATACATTATTATTTATTGTACCGCCAGCAAATACTGCACAGCCATCTACTGAACAAGCAGGGAAAGTTGACCTTGCTACGCTAAGAGGTGACGGGTTACTACGGGTAAGAGAACTATTAAATACATCAACTGTATCAAATAGCTTAGTTCCGTTGGAGCCACCCCCAAACATAGCACAATCATTCAGCGTAGTACCTGGTGCAAACTTTACGTTATTAGTCAGTGTTATTGACGTTGACACTTTTGACCCCGAAGTATCATAAACGTCTATTGTGGATACATACGTTGTTGCCGACGATGTTATATTTCTACCTCCAGCGATAAGCAAATAATTTCCTGTTCGTGCTCCCCATGACGGATTGCGTGAATAAGATAGACTCGTCAAGCTAGTTACTGTCAACGAGGCATTCATACCATTTACCTGGTTGCGTTGTCTTACATTCCCACTATCATAATATGCTCCCCCACCAAATATTGCGAAAGAGCTTGACCCCACGCCTGCTGGCCACCAAGAATTAAACGTTAAAGAAAGAGCTGTTCGTGTTAATGAATTAGAAAAACAATCTACATCGTCATATACAAAAGAGCCTTTATGACCATTAACAAAAACAGCATAATCCCCCACAGAAGCAAATCCTACGTCAGTCCTTACCCTAGAAAGACTGAGTGACGCCGTGTGGGTGAGAGAGGCATTATACGCGTCTACCTTGTCATACACATTACTTGAACCCGCATCTCCACCAGCAAACAAAGCATAATCTGCCGTACTAGCCATTCCTGAGTCATGTCGAGCGACCTGTAAATTATCAGCTAACCCATAATAAGACACTTGTTTACTACCACTACTCCATCCCAGCCTTGCAAGTCCGTTAGGGTCACCCACATATACCTTCTTGATTTTCTTGGGAACATCATTTACGCCGATATACCCCTTTTTGCCATTTCGGGAAATGTTCTGTACCCCAAATCGTAAACCTTTTGGCATAACAGCACCTCCTTATGTCTCATACACGATATAAATATCGCCTGAAGGGAGTGCATCAACTCCAGGAGTCAAATCAGTCGTGCCTGCATATATGTTTCTTACCTGTTTATCGGCAAGATTAGCAACAGACGTTGCATTAGCGAGCACCTTTCCACCGAGTGTTCCTGCTGTTACACCACTTGCCGGAACAGACCCCGCTCCGAACTCTCTCCATCTTCCTGTATCGATATCTACTACATTGCTCAACTTCCATTGGTATGTCTTGTCCGTAGCGGCACAGTATGCCAAACAACCATCATACATGGTAGCGTCAGCGACAGCTTTCATATCAGCTAACGTAGCATATTTAAGCCTGTTATCTAAGGGCTTTGCGCCTTGATAACTAAAGTTATCACCTAATGTTAAACTCATAATCTATCGCCTCCTTACGCATAAACCTGTTTGAACCCACTCGCTGTTACGAGGTCGGTCAATGTATAGACGTTGTAGCTCACATCGTCCACAGTAACGTTCGTCTTGGTATAGGAACTCAGATACTCGAAGTTGTTGGCGTCCTTGATGCTTGTAAGGTTTCCGAACGACGCAGGATAACAGTAACATGACCTCTGATTTGAGAGATTGAAGGTGGTTGTTAAAGCCTTTGTGTTCTTTACGTTCTTGGTGAGTGCGATAATGCCAGCCTTGTCGGTAGGAGCTGTTGCAACAGCGCCATAGTAAGAAGCCATTACGAAGGTGTACGTTGCGCTCTTCTCTACTGTTGCCGTAGTATTGTCAGACTTCTTATACTCAAGAATGCCCTTAACAGTTGTCGTGTCAGAGATAGCACTCATATCATACGTATATGTGTTTGTACCATCAACATACGCCTGGGTGTCGAGAAGCGTTGAGCCACTATAGAACTTGATAGATTGAGGTGTTCCTGTTCCCATGCCTGTAATGGTAAGGGTGAGTGTGGGTGTTACGGATGTTCCGATTTCCTTTACACCACTTCCACTTGCCGTAAAGGTTGTGGTAGGTGCAATCTCGGAAATGAGCAACTTCTGAACAAACTCGGTAAAGGTTGTGCCCTCGGCAAGTGTTGTTCCACTTGCGATTGCACCGACTGTCGTGTTGCTTGTCACGTCAGCCTCAAGAGAAGCATCCCCACCCTGCACAGTTATCTTACCAGCATCCTGTGTAGTGTCGTCAGTGTAAGTAACGATAAGATGCTCCCGCTCGTCAACAGCAACAGACTTGATGCCCTTACCTGTGGGGCCAGCCGGACCTTCTGGACCTTGTGCTCCATCAGCACCATCCTGTCCATCTTGTCCATCAACACCATTCATCACATCCATCGTACCCGTGTGCTCAACGTCAGCATTGTCAACCCACAAGAAAGTGACTCTACTGCCCCCTGTGATTGCTGATATTGATTGAATCTGACAGGGTTTTCCTGCCACAGCTCCCACACCTTCTACTGTCGCTTTAGTATAACCCATCGCAACAGCGAGTGTTTCAACGTTTATTGCCATTCAAGTCACCTCCTTATCCTACCCAACTCCACGAGCCGTTTGATTTCATGAACGCAAGTTCTCCTGAGGCTGTCAGGACAGTACTGCTCGCCGCGATGTGCGCTCCCTCAGGTAATCCTATGATTGTGGGAGACCCACTCATTTCACTCTTAGTGTCGGCAAAAAGACTTACTTTGTAGATATCGCCTGCACCTCTGTCATTATTCATTACCTTCTGAAGTTCCTGCACTATTACCATATCTTACCTCCTTAAGATTGATTGTGTGGGATTATGACTTGCTGTTGCCCTCATACTTCGCAATGTCCTCTTCCGTCATATCACCTTCTCCGAGTGCGTCCCTTACTGTCTTGGGTCGCTCACTTACTGAAGGTCTCGCCCAATCGACGACAATCTTTATCTCAGGCTGTTCGTTTCCTGCCAACCTCTGAGGTATGTCAATCTGTCTCTTGGCGAGCTCGACGGCTGCCTTCGTTCTCTCTGACAAAGGCGCTTCAAGTCCGAATTGGTCTTTTATCTCTCCACGCATGACAGCACTGAAGTAGTTCATTATCTCCGTGGCTGTCGCTATGCTTGCTTCCTTGGCTTCCTGTAGCCGATGGTTGATTTCCGAAGTTATGTAACTTTTGTTCAGCAGGTCTTGGGCTTTCTGTGCTGCTGCCGATGGACTTACATTTGGGTATGCCGTTAATACGGCTTGTCTTCCATTACCTGTTACACAATACTCATCTATGAACTTTGCTTCTTGGGGAGTAAGAGCGTGTCCTTCCCATGTACTGAATGATACTCTCTTTGCTTTTTGAGCACTTCGGGTATTGGTGGTCTTTTTCTTTTCCCCCGCCGTTTTTGGTGTCCTTGGTGTCTTTGCTTTCTCACTCATTGTTCTCTTGCTCTCCTTGTCTTCTTGTTACTGTCCATATCGCTTCCCACGTCCGCCTACTATGTAGATTTTCTCAAATTTGTAAAAATCAGCCACCCCCTCCCCCGTTTTCCGACAAGCCGTGCCTGTTTTCAAGGGGGTGGGGGTACTCTTAAAGGAGAAAGATGGGTAAGTCTTTGTTACCACCCCCACCCCGCCATACCCTACCCCTCTTCCCGTCGAGGGCTAAAGTCTCTCGCCCGTGGGGGTCTGATATTTGGGGTTCTTTCTGATGGGGGCTTAATGTCTTCTCAAGGTGTGGGGGTCTTGGGTCTCTCTTACTTGTTCCTCTTTACCCTCTTTACTAAGTCTCTTCCAGCCGTCTCGCCCTTCTTGGTTGTCTTGCCTTTAGACATCTCACTTGATTGCATTGTGAAACGCTTAGAGGCATTCTTGTCTAAGTCCTTTGTTGCCATTGGTGTACCTCCTTAGATATAGCACTTGATGACTAATTGCTTGATTTTCTTTCCCGCCGCCTTGGAGTAATTCTCTTCCACACTGAACTCTCCTGTAAGGTTGTATTTTGAGCCCCTTGCTCCGATAATCTCGTGTTCGGGCTTGTTGTTTGTGACGATTGCCTTTGAGCCCTCTCTCATGACAAAATCGAGCCTTACAGGGGAACTATCATAGGTGGAGTGCTCAGGGAGATATGTGATTGAAGTATATCCGGGATGAGTGTAATCGGTCTCTTTCAGCCTTGTGATAAAATCCTGTTTCGCTACGCTGTCGCTCTGTAAGGTGTTCATAAGGGATTGGATATTAGAGTTGTTGATTGTATCCATTCCGAGCATACGCCCTAAAGTAGCTCCGTCGGCGTATTTGTATCCCATAACAGCCTGTGAGAGTGGTTTCATGCCGTTGTCCATCTTGGATATATCATTCTGAATATCATACTTGTCATATCCCGCCGAGGTTGTCCATGTGCTCTGAGGCGAGCCTACCTTGCCTGTGGCAAGGAAATAATTGATATCAAAGGATTTGGAACAGTTGACGTACATCTTCTCGTTTGAGCCCTTCGGGAGATTGTACTTTCCAGCTTCGTCTCCTGTCTGTCCCATTGCGCTCTGTAACGCCTTAACCTGTGCGTCCTGTTCGCTGTCGGTCATCTTGGTAAAATCGAGCCCTGTAATCTTCGGGGTCTCTTCCTTAGGGGGCAATTTAGCTACGCCCTTGGTTGCTCCTGTGCTTCCCATGTAATCGCCCTCCTATCATGTGTTCTTCTTCTTGAACTTTTGGTCTTTCGCCTGACCTACCCACGTAGCTGTTACATGGACATATCCATCCTTACCCTTGTGAACACTATTCGGGTCAAACTTGAAGACAGAATTGCTATTGTGTAGGTACTCGCCCTCACCATCATTGCCTCCCTTATGAGAGACATATCCTCCGCCACCTTTGTTGGCAGGAGTTGTAATGTCAATCCACACGCCATGTTTGTTGGCGTATGTTCCGATGGGAATAGTGGTTGAAGACAAGAAACCATTTACCTGTATCAATCCATCGGAAGTCTCATTCTTCAGGTAGCTCACAACCTGTTCGGGGGTCATGCTTTGATACTCGGAAGCACCGAAAATCTGAAAATCACACTGTCTTACTGTGTGGATTGCCTTGTGAAGCTCGAACTTATTCAGTGCCTCATACAGGTTGGCTGCTTTTTGCTTCATAGAAGCTGTCATCTGGTCCCACGGCGTCTTATACAGGTCATTGTTCATGTTGATATATCCCGAACCTGTATAATAGTCGATTGCGCTCTCCTGTGCCGGTGTCAGACCTTTCTCCCACTCAGCCATATTTGACATCTTGGGATTATTGAACCACTTAACAGTGCTACTTACGTTACTTGTGAAGTTTGTTACGCCGTCTACAACCTGCTCTCCTGTGTCAGGTGCTTTGATATACTCAGATTCCTGTATCGGCTTAGCACTGATTTTCTTTCCTGAGCTTCCCATGGTCTCCTCCTTATTTCTCCTTGGTAGGTTTGTTTACGAGCTCAATCTTGCCCTTAATAGGACACCCGACAATCCCACACGTGAGCTTTTTATTCTCTTTCGGGGGCTGTCTTTTTACGTTCTTTTTTGGTGTTTTTGACATTACCTTGCTCCTCCTTTTCTCTCATCTTTTTCTTTATATCTTCCCACATAGGATTATCTGTGGGTAACTCCCATCCGTTTATCTCATACCACATATCTCGGAGATAAAGCAGTATTTGGATTTGCGAGGTTGACTTAAACAGCTCTACAGCTTGCGTCTTTTGTGTCCCCTCATCATAGACAGCCTGTTTCAACTGATAGATAGTCACGGGTCTGTCCTGTTGCTGTGAGTAGAACTGAGACGTGGAGTACAATATCTTGTACCCCTTGGCGTTGATTGCACTTTGCAATTTGTGTATGCTAACTGTATTACTTGCCATCTTTGAGTATAGCACAGCCTGAGCGCTGTGTAAACCTCCTTTTCTATATGCACTTTAGGCACGGAGATTTCTCCCCGTGCCTGTTCGGACTTATTTAATTGTTTCAGGATTTATCTCCTGAATAAGCGCTCATGAGGGGTCGTGCAATGTGCAAATCTATTTACAAGCACGGGCTCTTTGGTCTCCTTATCAAACGTCACCTTCAGAACGTTATCGAAGTTTTCCTCAAGCGCTACTATAAGGTTATGTCGGGTCGTACATAAGTTTAACTCAAACCCTTCAAGAATGTCCGTAGTCCTTGCTGCAACCTTCTCATAAAGTCTGTTAGCTATTGTAAGTTTTCTAAGGGTCAGAAGTGTTTCACTCATTGTCATCTTTGCCATATCTCTCACCCCCTTAAAGACTATAGGTGAGAGAGGTTGAAGTCTCATCAATAAGCTCAAAGCTCTCACAGAAGTTGGTAGCCATCAGCTCACGGGCTCTTTCCTTACGCTCCTGAGTACCAAAGGTCATAACCTTAATTCCAACGTACTCTTCAGGATTGCTCGCTGTAATAAGCCTTACAGTGGTCATTCTTGCGTCGTCAAATGCTTTTCTTACGCAAGGAAGAATGTTTGCGAGCTTGCTCATCTTGGAAAGAATGATTGCCTTTTCTTCAGGGGTAACTGTCTTTGTGCTCTTCATTGTGGTGTCCTCCATGTGGTGTGTATTTGTGTTCCTTACAATAAACATTATACACTACGTTTATGGAGAATGCAAGCACTTTTTTGAAAATTTTCAAAAAAATTCACTCAAAACAAAAGGTGCATTTTAGGCTTGTCTGTTTGGCTCTTCTCCCAACAGGTTTTACCCATGCCACGCTTTCGGTTTTCAAGGCTCTTCAGCCTCTTCCCACATCGCAAACAATACTTGTGGAGTTTTTCTTCTTTGGTCTTCTCATCTTCCATAGTCACGCACTCAATAGAGATATCATAGCGCACGGAACAGCGTACTCCTCTTCCACCTCTCCTGTTTTGATGCCCGTTTCGAGGCGCTTAATGTTCCTGAGCGCTTCCACTAATTCCCCTGTCTGATAGACACCTATCTTGTCTCTGACAAGGTTGATTTCCCATGTTGTAAGTCCTGTATTCTGAGCGATATCCTTGCTCTGACAAGATTGAACCTGTAACAATCGCCTTACACCCTGATATAGCACCAAAAGCAACCTTAGCGACGGCTCTCCGAGCTCTTTGCACTCTTCGAGTAGCTTAAAAGCGAGCTTAGGCTTACCTGACAAGATTGCGTCAACCCAGTGAAAGATTGCGTCGGTCGGTGGCTGATAGATTGTACCATCGTCCATAAGCGTATTAAACGCTTCTCCCGTTGTCGTAAGCTCAATGGAGCTGATTTCATCGGTAAATCCGATTGGTCTCTCATCATTTTTCGCCTCCACATACTGAGATATCTTATCGAGCTCATTCAGAATGCGCCCATAGTCCTTTTCGCACACCCTGATAAGCTCTTGGCAATCCGTAGTAGACAAGGGAACTCTTGCCTTTATATGCTTGGTCAAAACAGGCTCAGATAACGGGTCAAACTGAAGTATCATATCCCGTCCTGAGAAGTAAGAATAGAACTTCGAGCGCTTGTCCAACTTGGTCACGATGTAGACCAACGTGTTCTTCTCAAGCAAGCCCTCTATCTTCTCCCATGCTCCTTCGTTCTTTTGGAACTCAGGGTCATCCCGACAGACAAAGCAAAATGTCTTACCTAAAAGACCTGCTCCCTTGAACTTCAGCGCCTCAGCAACAGTGTCCACACGCTTGATTACCTTATCAGCGCTCTCGGCTATCCGATTGATGTAAATGTTCTGTACCTCAATCTCTTCTCCCGAAAACACATATAGCGATTGTGTAGTGCCTTCTCGCACTTGCTCTTTGATGGTAGCGTATGTCATGTGGTCGCCTTTCTCTGAGGGTCAACCACCTTGCCACAACGAGGACAGTAGGCGTAGTCACAAATGTTCACCTTATTGCCTGTCTCACCGACAACAGCCTGACAAAAGCTCGTCTTCTTGCAATGTGGACAGATAAACTTTTGGTTCTTCGGGCGGTCATCATACCTTATCCAGTTACTCCTTAAAATGTCACTCATGCTCTCACCTTCCTTATGCTTATATTATATACTATTTTTACCGATTTTTCAAGTACCTTCGGTATATGCGCCGAACTTCTCTTCAATGTTCTTCGGGTTACCCTTAAAGAACACAAGCACGTTTTGGTGATGTCTCCCTACCTTTCGGGATTGCTCGAAATACTTAGGACAACGCACCCCAAGGCTCATTATCCTGTTCTCAAGTATCATCTCGTTATAGTACAGGAAACCAGCGTCCTGAAACGCTCTTATCGTGTCGGGGACAAATCCATACATAATCCCCTTGTTATCCCGTATCTCCTCTACCACGATTACAGCAAAGGTGTCATCCTTCAATACGTTATAGCTCGCTGATATAATTGCTCTATATCTCTCCAAGAACTCCTGATACGTTCTCTGATTACTTAAATCCCGTCCGTCCTCTGAGTAAACTTCAAGATTGTAATACGGGGGACAAGCAAGAAACATATCAAAAGTATCATCAGCCAAAGCCATCGGAATGTAAGTATAGCTATCACCGCACTTCCACACGGGCGTCCCGAACAGCTCATCACCATAAATCTCAGATATCTTTTCCCAATTTTCGACGTTGGCTTCCACCTGTGTCGGGTTCAGGTCTACACCCAAGTAGTCCCTCCCAAGTATCGCTGAGACAGCTCCTCGAACGTGTCCTCCAGCAAAAGGGTCAAATATCAGGTCACCCTGTCGGCTAAACCACCTGACAAGTATCTCACATAAGAACGGGTCAAATGTACTGATATTCCCATTGCGCTCTAAGCCCTTATAGCCAGGGTCATAATCGAACTTGTTGATATACGGCGTATTCGACTTCGCCGTAATGTTCCTGACATTCTCAGCCCTGTTCTTCAGTATATGCTCCCACTCATTCCTCTTCTTCAGCCACTCACCCACCTGTGAGTCCAAGATGGAAAACGGGGGAACTAAATACCTTTCCCTTAACGATTTAACGGGCAATTTTAATCTTTCTTGCGTAAATAAAGGCATCTTTCAATATCCCCCATGCTTTAGATTGTTCTATCGGATAGAACAGGTAAACACCCCACACGTACTCAATGCTGTGAGGAAAGTAGCCTGTCTCCTTCCATACTGTATGAATTAGCACCTCTATACAGTGCATATAATACTTCTCATCGTAGTCAAGCATTCCCTTGTCGGCAAAGTAGATATACTCAACAGCGCACTTCCAACAGCACCCACATCTGTTTGGCAACAGCTTCACCCCATAAGTGCTTTCAATGCGCTCCCTGTGTTTCGCCTTAAACCTATAGGTCATCACACATGATTGCGCTGTCTCAAGCAACTCTCTCTCACCCTCGAACAGCTCCAATGTGGACGACAAATTCATCAACGGAGTCTCCACCCTAACACTCGGTATGAACTTCCTGATTACCGACTTATACGCTTGCCACATCTCGATTGCATCGTCACCAGCTGTAGCGAACTCCAAGTCCTCAATGGAAGCTGTATAGTAGTTACCCATGCCAAGCCTTGTACCTATCCCGTTTGATATCCCCCATTGAAGCGCCATATTTGCAATGATGATATTCTTCAGTGGATGGTCGGGATATAAACTCTTGCCCTGTAACTTCACGTTCTGAACTATCAATGGAAGGTCAAGTGCCTTCGCCACGGCTTTTGCCGACTCAAGCTCCTGAGGAAAGAACTTATTCAACCCATGCACATGAAACAGATAGACATTAAAGCCTTTCTTCTTGAAGTATAGTGCTGTGGCTGTGCTGTCCTTTCCTCCTGAGAAACCGATGATTATATTCTTCTTCTTGCACTCGGCGTTGATTATCTCAGCGTCATATTCTCGGCTCGTGTAGGTCAGGTAGCGTTTGCATTCCCCATACTCGTTGAAGATATCCTCGAACATCTTCATCTCAGGAATGAAGCAATTACCAAAGCGTCTGTCCTCATCATCATTGTTTGATAGCTCCCTGTAAAGAGTCTCGAACTGAAAGAATATCGGGTGAATGTACGAATACATCCCCTCATGTACTATCGTTTGCATACTTTACACCTCATGATATCCGACTATCCATAAAAGGTCACCCTCCTGAAGGAACTTTTTGCACTTCGCTTCATACACAGGGTCAAGAGGTACATCGCCAATGGACGTTTCCACTTTATCCCCATAACGCTGTGTAGGTGAGCCCTCAGTCCAAGGCACGAGCTCGTAGTTTATCGGGTTGAACAGGGGTCGATACTTACGAATAGTTTTTTCAGGATTGCCACCCGTGAGAACACCAAGCACTTTCACATCAGTACGCCCAGCATTAACAAGACCTTGCATTATCCCACACAGCGTTATTCCGCCGCCTACCGGCACCACAATCCGCTTTACGTCCTCAGGTATATTAACTGTTTGGGATGCTACCACAAACACCGAGGAAGGCGCTTGTACGCCAAACGGGATTAAGGTCATACCGAATTGAGCCGCATAGTCTCTCGCCCGTTTCTTCAGCACCACCATGCGCCCATCAGGAATAGCGTGTATGTACGTGTGAGAATTTTCCCTCATCCTGTTAATTGTCGGAGTAGCCTGTCCCTCAGGAAGGAAGATATGGCACGTATAGCCAAGATACTCACACAGTTGGCTCACTATCTCACACTGTAAGCTGTCCCTTGAACCACAGGTGACAAAACACTTATTATCATGGCGCTTCATGAGCTCGAATATGCACTCAGCCTTTCCACCTGAACAGCCACACACCTCAATCAGGTCATTTCTCTTCAGGTATATTCCGTCTACTTTCTCTATCTTCGATATCATTCCATCCACGCCTTTCTGATATCCAGTAACCAATTATCAAAGGTCATCTGTTTGTTGATACCACCAACTGAAAGCTCCCTCAGGTACTTGCTCGTTATGTTTATGCCGGCGATATATTTTAAAGGTCTCCCAAGGTCAAGACGGGCAAGGCATTCAGCCCTAAAAGCCTTCCAAAACAACGCAAGGTCATACTTGTCCTTATCCGTTGTTTCAAAAGGCAAATCATCATCCTTCTTTGTTGTTCCAAGGCACAGGTTTGCGCCTATCTTGAAAGAATTTGCTCCCGACACCTTCTCAATATTGTCCATTACAAGCAACAGGTACTTGTTGAACTTCTCAGGGTCATAAAGACAGAGAAGGTTGACATCCCCAGGAACAGCACAACACTTCTTGATAATATCCTCATCACCACCACGGGTTATGCGATGGTAATACTCAAGAACTTCCTCGCTCGTGTAGGTGTCCATATAGAACACTGTCGCCCTACTCTTGATGGTTGGAAGTGTGTTCTCTATCGTGCTCAGGGTCATGATAAAGTATGCGTTGTTAGGAGGCTCTTCCGTCACCTTCAGCATTGCGTTTTTCGCTGCAACTGACATATTATCAGCGTCGGCAAAGAGATAAACTGTCGGTGATACAACCTTATATGCCTGCTCAATTGCCTCTCTCACGCTATCCACATCAGAACCCCAATCCTGACATATTCCAAGCGACCATAAGGAGTTTTGAACTATCGTCTGTCTTCCACTCCCCTTCTCGCCCACAAATATTGAGAACCGAGGGAAATTACCTGTCTCAAGTATCTCCCTCAGCCGTTCCTGTAGCTTCCTCTGTCCTATCATTACTCTCCTCTTCTTTCTCAGGTGCGCCGCACATCAGGTCGCACAGCCACTCCTCATACGACATATTCTTCGGTGGGTAAAGCTCACATCCCATATCACGCCTCCAAACAGAACTGAAACAGGTTTGCCTCTACCATTGCCTTAGGGCTTGTGTCCCACTTGATATCAGCGTTCAGCTTTAACAGTACCTCAAGCAATGCCTGACATCTCACGAAGTAGCTGTCCTCTTTTTTGGACAGCTCATCATGGTAGTAATTCGGGATTTGGGTAAGGTCAAGGCTTCCTGTAAGGAAATACTTGCAAAGGTCAAGGACAAACGACGTATAGTTTCTGACGAACAGCTTTAAGTCCTTGCCCTGTCGGTGCAACTCCTCAATCTTCTCCATCATCCCACGGGTATCAGGAGCTACCAGGTCGTCGGTTAGGTGTAGCATTTCGTCATAATCAACTGTGCCGATTGCTGAAACGACATTCTGAACTGTGAGCTTAGGACTATATGCCAAACATTTGTCCATCATCGTGATTGCGTCACGCATTCCTCCGTCGGCTAACTTGGCTATATACTCGATAGCATCCATGTCCCATGATAAAGACTTATTCGTTGCCGACTCGCTTCCGAGGATATAGTGAAGTCTCAGCCCCACGCCCTTTTGGCTTATACGCTGAAAATCGTACCGCTGTACCCTCGAAAGAATTGTCTTTGGTATCTTCTGTGGGTCTGTGGTACAGAATATGAATATGGCGGTCTCAGGCGGCTCCTCAAGCAACTTGAGCATTGCTTGCCACGCTGAGTTTGAGAGTGAGTGACACTCGTCAATGATATAGATACGATACTTACTTCCGTCAAGGGTTGCCATACGGGATTGCTGAATAATTGTCCTAACGTCATTGACGCTGTTATTGCTAGCAGCGTCAATTTCGGTCGGTGTTCCTTTTCCATTGTTAATCTCGTTGGCGAATATCCTTGCCGTGGTAGTCTTTCCTGTTCCGGCTCCACCACAAAACAGGTAAGCGTGTTTGATTTCTCCACTCCTCAACTGTTGTCTGAGAATGGTCTTGACACTTCCCTGTTCCGTCACATCCTCAAAGGTTGTGGGTCGGTACTTGACAGCAAGTGATTGCATAGGCTACCCCCTTACAGCTCTCCGATAAGTGTGTACTTGGCGAACGTGCCGGTAGTGCCGAACCTGTCAGTGAACTCGATGGTCTCTGTCTCGATATCGTAAGTTTTTCTCAGCGTAAATATAATCGCTGACAGCCTCGTTGCTCCGTAGGTCTGAATAGCTTCCCAGCTCGTAATGCTCCCGTGCTCTAACAGGTGCTTCTTTACCAACTGTGTCTTGTTAATCTGTGTTCGTGCCATCTTCTAATGCCCTCCTCATGCGTAAAAATAGTTTTTCGTCTACCACGTAGTACCTGTCTCCGTTATCCCCGAAGTCAAAGCACAACGCATTGTATGATTTCCCCGTAGCGAATGCCTCATCCTTGTTCTTGGTGAGCCAATCCTTCTTCACGGAAAAACTCTCTCGTTGTGTAGTGGTGGTCTTGCATTCAATCAACCACTCAGGCGTCACCACATCACCTTTTACCCACGGCGTCGCTCCACTGTTAGGGGTTTGCTTGCCCCCAACAGCTTTTGCAACAGCCTTTTCCTGTTTGTTTGAATAGAACCTTGTCGGTCTGTTTGCCATATCTTAATACCCAAAATGTAAGCACACAAGGTTGTCCCACTCGTTCAGGTCAAAACCTTTCAGCATTCCTATCAGGGGAGTGTACCTTCTGTAATGCTCATTTGCCTCAGCCTTCTCAAGAGTTTCAAGTAAGGTGGGAACAGCAATCTCCTTCATTACCTTTCCGTAGGCGTCGGTGAATACTTCATCGTGCTCTCCGAGAAAGATAAAAGCATCGGTCTCAGGGCTCTTGTCAATCACGCTCAGTACATCGTTTCCGACACAACTGAGGTCAAAGCTCGTTATTACCCTTGCAAACACACGCCCTGACTCTGAAATGAAATCATCGCACTTCTCAGCCACATAAATTCTGCTCTCATAACCCATATTCTTTTCCTCCTTGAGTGTTCTAAGTGTTTTAAGTGTTATTGCCTTTCGACAATATCATCATAACATGGTATATAATGTTTGTCAAGGGTTTTTGAAAAAATTTCAAACTTTTTTTTTCAATCGTCCTCGGTAATCTTGCTCTCAATGAAATCTTCAATCTTCTTCAGGACTTCTATGTTCGCCTCATCCTCTAAGTAAGCATATACCTTGGGCTGTCCCTGTAACTTGATAAGCTGTTCTCCTGTGGTCGGGTCAATGATAGCAAACCACGCTCCGGCTTGGTCAATTATGCCGTACTTGATGGCAACCTCTATCAGGTCTTTCAGGTAGTCAATACCTGTAAGGTAATTCAGGGTGTAAAATCCGGTGCGTCTTGTGGGTGGACAAGTCTTGTTCTTCTTCATAGAAACAAGCACATAATTGCCGGCAGGGTTCTCAGCCTGTCTTGTCAGGTCATTTCCCTTTTCATCAATGTACTTACCCATCCTGAACTCAAACCTTGCCGAGCACAAGAACTTCCAACATTCTCCGCCTGGTGTAGTCATTCCTCCGTAAGGTGAGTTCATATCAGCCCTTTGCTGATTGAGACCGATAACTGTGGCGTTAAATTTGCTGCAAAACATCTCAGCCTTCTTACTGAAGTTCGTCAGCGCCATGGAGATACCACCATAGGTTTTCTCCTCGATGGACTTCTCGAATGCCTGATTTGACATCATAGCGCCGAGCGAATCAATAATTACAAGCCCTATCTCTCCTGTCTCAAGCAACTCAAGAATGATATCGAAGATGGCTTCAGCTCCCTGTCCTTTCGGTTGGAGAAGGAAAAAGTCATCCCTGTCGAAGTCTACACCCAACTTGCGTCCCCACACCCTGTCGAGAGTGTTTTCAACGTCAGCATAAAGGACACCCTTTGCGCCCTCCATGTTCTGATAGTTCGCTACGATATCAAGCGCTGTCGTGGTCTTGCCCCCGTGGTTCTCCCCGTAAAACTCAATCAGCTTTCCCGTCGGGATGCCCCCGTAGGTCATATAGTTCAGCCTTGGACTCGTGAATGGTATTCTGTCATACTCGTACTTGGCAAGTCCCTTGGTCAGGATTGTGTCCTTGTACTTCTTGTTCATATCCTTCATCAGTTCTTCAACTTTAGACATTCAAGCACCCCCTTATTCCTGTGCATTCTCAAGTGACGAAACAACCTCATCTAAATCACTACTGATATCCTCAAGGCTATCCACAGCCTGCTGAAGGTTCTCGCTCGCTTCTTCAGACGAATAGTACCTGTCCGACCCCTGTAAGTTTTCAGGCGTACTCTCTCGGTACGAATCCTCGTCACTCATAATGTCGTCAACCTCGTCCTTCAGTTCGTCAAGGGTCTCCTTCAGGGTCTCAATCTTTTCGATTACGTCGGCAATCTGCTTTCTTCGCTCCTTATTCATTGTCATCCTCCTTCAAAATAATCAGGTCATCCATCTTGCACTTGCATATCTCAGCAATGCTGTAGGCTGTGTCAAACCTCGGCAACGTCTTCCCCTGAAACCAATAGTAAATGGTGGAGATGTCAAGGTTCAGCTCCCTACTCAAGTCCTTAGGTGAAACTCCGGCGCTCTCGCATTGCTTCTTGATGTTCTCGCCTGTGGCTTTCATGTCAATCTTTCTCAATATTCATCCCTCCTACTCTCGCTTATCCCACTTGAAAGATGGGTCAACTGTTCCTCTTGCATTCTGTGAGACAGCACCTTCTTACAGCTTGATAAAAGCTCCTGAGCCGCGTCAACCTTTGCCTTCATGGTCTTGTATGCTCTTGAATAGCATACGTTTACCAACTGTTCATGCTGACTCTGTAACTCAGCCTGTGTGTTCTTATCGGCAACTGTTCCTGTGGCGTTGTTGTCTCTTGCCGTGTTATACATTTCCTTCCAAATCGCCTTGCTGATATCGTCCCTGACACCGAGCTGTTCACACATACCCGATGCAAAGTAAATGTCCGTGGACAAGTTCAAACAGAAGTCCTCAAGCTCCGCTGTTGTAGGGGGCTTCTCGCCGTCTCTCAGGCACTCAGCAATGAACCTCACATACTTGTCCAAATCCTTACAGTAAGGCTTGATAATGCCGTCCACAATCTCATCCACATTAACGGACGCCTTCTCCACCTTATTCTTGATGGTACTTACCACATCAGCCACTTTCTTGTCTATCTCGTATATCATTTGCTTACCTCCTGTAAAAAGCTCTCCATGTCATAGTCAAAGAATACTCTCTTCTTCATACCCGAAACAGCAATCGGTTGAACACATTTACCCACCTTGAGGTCATTGCCCATTATGACTTTGCTAAGATTAAAATCATATCGGATGCTTTTATAACCAAACTTTCTGGCGTCGGCTAAAAGCCCAATCGGGATAAACAAAGTCACATCGTGGTCAATCCACCAACACATTATTCCCGCTATAGCGCCGTCTATCTTGGATTTCTCAAGCAATCCCTCCCACTGTTTATCCGAGATATTCCCATAAAAGCCTTGGAGCTTTCCTCTCTTGTTGAGCTTGGGAACACTGTGGATGCTCAGGGTGTTCCCGTGTACCGACTTGCACTCGATATAATATATGCGAGGCTTTCGGTACACGATAAAGTCACACACGTTTGAGCTTCCGACGTAACCTGTCGTTTGGTCGTGTAGTCTGTCCACGCTCACGTTGGGAGTTTTCTCGAAGCACTCCTGAACGACATCCTCAAACTGTTTGCCTCTGTTTACAGCCATTGTCTCATCCTCCTGAAGGTGTCCTGAAAGATGGTATAGTTGTCGCTTGCTCTCTTGGCGCTGTCAGCTGCGCAACTCCTGATAGCGAACACTACTCTCTCAAATGCCGGAAACTTCTCAAGCGCCTCTTTGAAGCACTTGCTGATAACCTCAGGGTCTTGTCCGAATGCACCACAACCCCATGCGCCTAATACGAGATTATCAACGCCTGCAAGGATAGCCGACTTGATAATCTGTTCCGTTCTCTGTCGGATAACCTCATACTCTTTCTCTCTCGACCTGATAAAGCACGAAGGAGCTGGACACGTGATGACATCCATGGTGTAAGGCGTAACCTCACTGTAAGTGGTGTCATCCTTGAAGAATGTTACATCGACCGAATAGATAAGGTTATCAAGGTAAACCGAGTCAAACATCTTTCTTCCGTTTATGCCGAAAGAAGCAATATTGGCGTCGTAGTAATACTTCTTTGCCACATCCGTCGTGATGGATTGATACAGGTTGGAGCACCGACAAATGTTCTCTTCCTGTGTGGTAGCGCCTGTCTTGACAAGTCCACCAGGAACAAGGGCGTCAGCAAAGTTAAGGATAGCTGTTGTGCCACCATACTTCTTAACGAGCCTTCTTCCAGCCTCAACTGTACCCATCGGCTTTACCTCGACCTTCATGCGAGGGTTAGGAGTAAAGTCAATGTCATCCTCTCTGATAAGGTAGTCATAGACGAACGTACCTAAACCTGTGAGCCTGCGGGTCTGTATAGCAAAACGTCCTAAAGATTGCTTAACAGTGTCCTCAAACACGGCAACCTCAAAGTCATGCACCCTGTGCGCCTTGGGAGCTGTTGTAAAATCCGTATAGTCCTTAAAACTCATATCAGTAATTTCCTTGATTGTCTTTTTCTTCTTTGCCATAGTTTTTGTCCTCCATGCGTGTTAGTAGTTTTTGTATTTCATAAACATTATATACTATGTTTATGCCTTTGTCAAGCCCCCTTTCAAAATAATCCACCCCGACACGCCGACTTGTAATTACAGTATTCACACACTGATTTCGGTAAGTCTTCAGGTTTCGGGGGAACTTGGTGTTTGTCAATGTAAGCGTCACATTCTGATATCTTCCCGATGAGCTCTGTCTTCATCTCATCTGTGGGAGTGAACAGGAATGCTTTCATGTCGAGCATATCCCTGTTGATATAGACGAAGATTACGTCGGAGAGATTGAACGCCAAGCTGTAGGCTGTCGCCTGCATATAGTGCTTCGGGTCAACTCCCTTTCGGGTCATCCACTTGTTGATACTCTCGGTCTTGAGCTCAAGGATATAATACTTGCCCTTATACCTGATAATGCCGTCACACAAGAAACTCATGCTCAGCTCATCGTGATACAGCTTAGTCTCATACTCGCCCTTCTCAAAGTCAGGCTCTTTGACTACCTTGACGCCCTTTATTTCCCGCTGTCTTACGAAGTCAGCCACATTGATATATTCACAATCAATGCCGTTGGTTGCCATGTCGATAACAGCCTGTTGAACTCTCTCATGGATATCCGAACCTGAGTTACAAATTCCTATCAGCGTGTAGGAGGTGTACCCTTCATCCTGTTGTGCTCCTGTCCTCTGATAGTACATATTCCTGATACAGTGCATTGACGACGGCTTATAAGTCTGAGAAGGCTTCCTCTCATTTGCCTTGTCCGTCAGCTCAATGCTTCTCTTTAAGTCCGATAAAAAGGATTGCTCTATCGGTATCTGAGTGTTTGCCTCCTGAATAAGTCGGCACACATTCTTCAAAGTGCTCCTTGCCATTACTTCTCCCTCCTTAAATTGCAACAATCCCAAGGATTGCTGTTAAAGTGGCTCTTCCAATAGTGGTAAGCCTCTGTCTCATCCTCGCACACACTCATCTCTTTGAACCCCGTGATGTTCTTAATGTAATCGAGCTTCTTTGTCAGGGGCAAGTGGGTGTAGCCACTCTGCTTCACTGTGTACTCGGAGTAGTCAATGTCGAACCATTGCTTAATCCAAGAATTAACTCGTAAGAACTCAATCAGGATTTTGTCGCACTTCACCTTGTTGAGCACATCGAAATCAACATACTGAGGGATAAACGGGGATAATCGCAACTGTACGTCATACCCCAATGCTGATAACTTCTCAATCGCCTGAATGCGCTTGCTCGGAACTGTGGCGCTCTCATAGGTCAGAGATAAGTCATCATCCGTCGTGGTCACTGTAATCTGAATATGCGCAAGGTCTTTGTCCAAGACCTCAAGGTATTCATCAGATGCCACCATATCGCTCTTAGTGACAATTAGGAAAGCTCCTCGCCCTTGAGGTTGTTGCAAGCGTACTCATCAGCCTTGCCCCAAAGCTCCTCATAGACTTTAGCGAACTCCTCGTTGCCTTCCTCATGGTGCTGCCACAACTTCCAATTCAGAACCATGACAAGCTCTGTCAGATATTTATAATTCTTCTTCCACCCATCAAATGCTCTCTTGTAGGTGTCCCTGATTGCCGACACTCCGAAGTTATCGGCAATACTGAAATCTGTGAAAAACGTGGTTATCTGTTTGTAACCAAATGCAGCCTCGCTGTCAAAAACCTTTACTGAAATCTGAGACATTCTGTTCACCCCCTTACTCAAGCATAAAATCTATAAATCTGATTGCCTTGCTCTCACGGCACTCAACCGACTCACAGAGCTGAGATAAAACTCGCTCTTTTAATTCAAGAGCGGTCTCTTTCGAGTACTTCTGAAGACCCTTAACCCTTACGCATCTCCTGATGCAAACGTCCTTACTAAGATAGTTAGTGTAACGATAGTAGTAAGCAACGCACTCGGTCAGGTTCATATCCTTAAGGATACCTTCAATAATGTCACGGATTGCTAAAGCCTTGTCATACATAGTTGTCATTTTGTTTCCTCCTGTGTTTTAAGTGTTTTAAGTGGTGTGTTCCTTGTTTCTGCTTATATATTAACGCATAATAGAATGTTTGTCAAGCATTTTTTTGAAAACTTTTCAAAAACAATTTGAGCGCCCCAAATGGAGCGCTCTGTAAGGGAAACATGGATATGGATTAGAAAAGGTTGTTAGTCTCTAAAAGGTCGTCATCCTCCCCCTGTTCAGGTTCAGACGTGACATCGAACTCTTTCCCGCTGAAGCCCGCAGGAAGAACGTAATCAGGCATGAAACGCATATCAACCTTATTAACATCTTCAAGGTTGATAGAAACATCGTGCTTGTCGGGAGTCTTAATCTCGACACGTGCGAACTCGTTCTTACCGAACGCTCTGATACGGGTCGCAACTCCCTCAGCATATTCGATGTAAATAAGTTTTGAACCGATGCTCAGCTGGGAAGCATTGCTGATAGTGATGGTCTCGTTGTTGCTCTTAATGATGGAAATGTTTGTCATAATTCTTGCCCTCCTGTTGGTAAGTTGTGATGGTTAATAGGTTCTTTAGTGCTTTAAGTGTTTCCCTTTCATGACCCTATTATAACGCCATATAAAATATATGTCAAGCACTTTTTTGAAAACTTTTCAAAAACAATTTTCTTCCATAAAAAGGGAGCGCCGAAACGCCCCCGAAAAGGAAACAAGAATTATGAAAAGGTCACTTTACAAGGCTCAGAACAGCCGTTACCTTACAAGCCTCATCCACGAACTTAATGGAGTTAGGCTCTCCGAAGTACAGGTCAACAGCGTCTCCTGTCTGTGCCTTTACCTGAGAAGACAGCATATAGAGATAAATGAAACAGGAAGTCTCAACCATGTTGTCCTTCTTAAGGTACTTAATTGTCTCCACACTGTCCGATTGCTTACTCGACAGCACAAGTCCGTCCTCTGTAAAGCTGATACCCACCTTGTCCTCATCAAAGTCCTTGACGAACAGGGAAAGTCTGTCCAAAGCCTGTAGGAGTTCCTGTTTCGGAACTTGGCACATACTAGGATAATCAGACTTCAGGTATCTGTTGATGTCGTCCACGTGGAACTCATCAATCCCCGGCATAGCATATCCTAACAGGCTGAGGTTTTCTCCGTCGAACACAAGGCGATTGCCTTTCTTATAGATGCTGATGGGAGTCTCACTTGTGTAAACACCAAGCATTTCCATCACTGCTGCGCTGACGAGAACGGGTGTAGTGACTACCTCCTTCTCGTAACAGCTTGCCGTGTTGGTATCGGTGGTCAGTGCTGTCTCACCCATATAGTAATTCACATACTGAGGAATTTCAACTGTTAATGCGAGCGACGGCTTGAGCGACCTGAGAATGGTGCTGATATCCTGTGCTGTAATCTCACCTATCTTGTCATCATCGTAAAACGAGATATTGAACAGGGGGTCAGTGTACTCTACCACCTTACCTGTGCCGGCGTCAATCTCCATGGGGATTTTGTACGTTCCATTGCCCTTAATCTCAAGGAAGTTATCGGAAGCGTCAAGGGTTGTCACCTCGCTTGTGAGCTTAGAAATCAGCTTTACGAACTGATTTGCCTGAACAACAGCGTAAAAATCCTCGGCTTCCACGGGCTCATGCACGTACATGAAGTTATCGTAGTCAGTGGTTATCAGGGTAAGTGTTCCGTCCTGAACTTCCACGGCAATCATCTCGGTGATGGGCTTGTTCCTGTCGTTACCCACTCCTTTGAATGCCTTTGACACCATCTCCTGAAGTTTGGTTGTTTTGATTTGTAGCATTTTGTCATCCTCCTTAATGTTTACTCTTATCTCTCCAGTGCTGTGAGAAAAAGCTCGGTCTTCTTACCTTCATGGGTTTACCATCGTAATCCATGTGGTCAAATATGGTCTTGTTTGGCTGAACTATTCCTGCCTTCTCCATGTCAGCCTTTGCCACCTGTCTCTTCAGCTTTCTTAACGTTGCCATATCTACTCCTTCTTATACCTGTCGCTGATTATCATAGGAACAGCGTGTTTCCAATCGACATTGTGATGAAGACGGGCGTGATTGTTTCCGATAATCCCTATCTTCACAAACGACGGACAGCACATAACTGAGTAAAAGCTCTTGCGATATGTACCATCCCCCACGTAAGCCCCTGTAAGCCCGCTATCTCGGTCTTTCTGTTGGGTGTCTGTCTGATTGATACACACATCCATGATAGTCGCAAATAAGTCCCCTCTCATCCCGCCTAAACAGTATGTGTTGACATCCTCATTCAGATATCCAACAAACGTAAAGGGACGCTCTGTGGAACACAGGAAGGTATTCATTGCCTTTCTCATGTAACGGGCTTTGAAGTGTGAGCCGTCGATGCCCCCTAAAAAATCTCCGTTCTGTGCCATGCACAAGGTCTTCATCGGAGGAATGCTGATATAGTAATCGAGCAAGCACCCAAATACCATATCAAGGTTGGTCGGGAACAGCGCTCTCAGGTGTCCGTCTTCCTCATACCTGAACTGAAATTCATAGTAGTCATCGTCGAACTCCATGAAATAAGTGTAACCCAACTCACGTGCTTTTGTAAAGCAGGCATTTCGAGCGTACACAACTGTATTCGTCCTGTTCTCGCTATCCATTCTGTCGAAGGTCTTAGCCACCTCATCCTTATTGAAGGTAAGCACCTTGTCAAACCCGTACATCTTAACGTACTCAGGGTAGGTCTTGTCCTCATCGTCAAGGAGCACGAACCAATCCCCTGTATACCCGTACTTCTGTAGTGATTTAACTGTCAGTACATTCTCAGGGCTTCCGTGGCTGATAACGAAAATACAGAAGTCAGCTAAAGTCCTTTGCTCTCTTTGCAAGGTTTCCGTCCCCCCTTATCTCGTTAAGCCGTCTTGACAGTTTCACGTACCCGTTGGCAATGGCGTCATCAATGTCTATCATCACCAATGCTGAATGCTCCATGAGCTCCTGTACCTTCTTGTCGGAGTGAGCGTAGTAATCGGCAATCGCTTCATAGTTGAACACGATATGTCGGCTCGCAGCAAGTTTCAGGAAGCTCTTCTCCTCAGGGGGTATGTCTGAAGCATCTATCTCCTGTATCAGAGACACATACTTATGAGCGTCGTACAGGAAACGAAGGTCAGGCTTTTCCCCCTTGGGCTCATATTGAGGAATGTTTACGTTTCGGGAATACTTGACGCTACCTTTCATAGCGTCATTCACTTTTCTTGCTTCAAATAAAGGCACTTACTCCACCTCCAATTCAACACCATACCAAGCCTTTGACACCACCACATCACACTTAATCGGCATTTCGAGTATCTTCTCTGCTGCTCCACTCATGATACTTGCGAGCAATGTAGAACACTCCTTTGCATTCTCCTCAGGACACTCAGCTATAACCTCATCATGAACGGGGATTAACAGTTTGAACCCCAATTCCTTCAGGCGCTCGCTTGAATAAAGGTCAATCATCGCCAACTTCGTCAGGTCAGCTGCGCTACCCTGTATTCTTGCATTTACGCACTGTCTCTTCGTATCCTTTATTATGTTGATGTTGCTGATTATGTCTATGCCTTCAGCCTCGGCGTCTTGGAAAATCTTATTGCGTGTCTTGTAACGTGCGTTTTGCAATCTGTTCCAATACCTGTCGCAAATCTCATCAGGAACAGAGTTATCGTAAATTGTATCAAAGTCCAACGGGTCATCATACGGATTAGTAAATCCCTTCGCCCATCTGAACTCGTAGTCAGGTAATTGTAATGCCGGAAGTCTTCTCTTCCGACCACACACTGTTGTAACATACCCAACGTCAGCCGCCATATTCAAGCTGTCTTGCTCGAACTTCTTGATAGCAGGGAAGCCCTGAAATACGCTGTCCTTAATCGCCTGTGCTTCTTCCTCGGTGCAATGGAGCTGTTCAGCAACACTTCCCGTGCTTCGTCCATAAAGAACTCCTAACAGGATGCTCTTTGCCTGAGACCTTCGAGCCTTTCCGTCAGCATAGGTATCGTTCGTCCCATCAGCTATCTTATCGTAGTCATCGGGTGTAGCATAGTACCACTTGTCACCCTTCTGTTTGATGTACGAACCTTTCGGAAAATGCTCAAGGCACTCCTCGTAGGGAAGATTGAACGCCTTTGACGCTATCTCCGAATAAAGGTCTTTACCCTCCATGAAGGTGTCATACATCTGTGGGTCACCCTGTTTCTTGCATAACGCTGCCAAGCACTTAGGCTCTTGCTGTGAAAAGTCGGATGATAATAAGACATAGCCGTTTCTTGCTACGAACATCTTTCGGATGTCCTTATTGTGCGACGGGATGTTCTGCAAGTTGGGATTACTACTCGAAAAGCGTCCCGTGTCAGCGCCGTACTGATTGAACTCACAATGAATGCGATTGTCGATTGCCTCGACACAATCAGGTAATTTGTCGATGTAGGTTCCCACCAGCTTCTCCAAAGCTCGGTACTCAAGGATTGCCTTGCATATCGGATGGTCAAGCGAACTCAGAACTTCTTCACCTGTGCCTCGAATGGGTTTCTTAGTTATCTTGTCCACTCCAGCGTCCAACTTAAGAACATCGTAGAGAAGTATGGCAAGCTGTTGAGGGCTTCCGAAGTTAATGGGGCTGTCCAATTTAACCTTAGGATGGAAGCTCTTATAAGCCTGTAACTCAGCCTCGTAGGGTTCTGTCAAACGCTGTAACGTTACTAAGCTCTCATCAAGCATTTTATGATACTTCTCGGCAAGCTCCTTATTGTATGCGTGGTCAAAGGCAACTCCTGTGGTCTCCATGTCCACCACGACATCCACTATCGGCATTTCGATATTCTGAAATACCCACGCTACCCCATTCATCCCGTTCCTTGCGTCTGCCGATTGTGTAGGGTCGTAGGTGAGGAACTTTCGTTGGAAGTCACAATATTCTGTGGTGATAACAGGGTCGTGTGCTGCGTACAGGTATGCCGTGTCAAGAGGAACGTGCGTAAACGGAACTTTCTTGAAAAGGTCATCATACGCAAATGCGTCACCCTTGCCGTCTAAGCAATACTTGTTATGAAGCTGTTTCAAGCCTCTCTGTCCCTCAGGCTCATTCTCATTCAGCATTCTCGCCCCGATAGAAGCATCCCACGTACAATAGGTGCTCTTAACTCCGAACGCTCTCATGAACCTGATATCGAATGGCGCATTGAACATATCAATGTCGGGTTGGCTCTCTAAAAGCCACTCAAACTCCTTGATTACGATTTCAGGAGGGAGCTGTCCTGAGATTGGAACATCCGTGATGTAATTAACGTGGTTGATGGGAATATATACACCCTGTTCTCCATAGGTGTTGATACAGATACCTGCGATGATATTCCTGAACGGATTTAAGCCGTTCGTCTCGGTATCTATGGAAATGTAATGGTTATCCTTGCAAGCCTTCAGGTATCGGTGTAGCTCTTCCTCGCCCATGATGAGCTTGTAAATGTCTCGGTACTGTCCTAAAGCACTGTCCACCACATGAACTATGTTCTGTATTTGACTTACAAGACCCCCACCCCTTACGGAAGTGGGAGTCTTTTTCGCCTTGGACTTTGCCTTTTGAGCTACCAACTTATCCTGAGCTATGCCAGGTCGTGTGGGTATGTCAAATAAGGGCATTAGAATACCTCTCTTCTTGTCCCGTTGCCTGTGTTAGACGGAGTGCGTCTTGTGTCGTTTGAGGAAGCTCCCCCACCCCTACGGATTACGGGCTGAGATGCCTGAGGTCTTGCACCTTCTTCTCCGGGGAAGTAGCCGTCGTTCATGAAGCACTCAAGCTCATCGGCTGTCTTGTCAAGAACGTGTGTGCCGAGAACATCAGGAACTTCATCGAAGTCCTCAAGTGTGGCGTTGTCCTGACCTGTCTCGTAAATCTCGTAAGAAGTCTGCTGGTCTCCTGCTACGCCGTTTCTCTCAATCTCAAATGTGTGAGAAACGAGGTTAGGATAGCGGGAGCACATACTCGACAGCTTTGCACCGAACTTCTTGCCTCTCTCCCATGTCTGAATTTTGCCCTGGTCAATGTTGAACAGAGGGACGAAATACTTAACATAGGTCGGTAACTTGCCCTGACAGCAAGGACAAACATCAACAGGGTCTCCGTACTCTCTCAGACAGTTGACGTATCTCTTCTTGCCGTCGAGCTCAATCTCGTGAACAGCAAAACCTTCAACATCTTCAATCCCGTTGAACAGGAAGCGCACTCTTGCGACATCCTTATCATTCTTGAGGCTGAGATATCCAGCTCCACCCTGTCCGCCGTACTTAGCGGCGTCGTTTACTCCAAATCTTGCCATAGTTTTTATCCTCCTAAAGGTTTTATAGTTTTCTCGGTGTGTAGCACCGACAGCGCTTGGTGGATTTGAACCACCGAATAACAGAGTCAAAGTCTGTTGCCTTATCCACTTGGCGAAAGCGCTATTTATTTTAACACGCCATTGTCCTTGGCTGTCATATACAGGTTGCACCACTCAACAGCAGTTGCCGTGAACTTCGCATTGTCTGTCCACCACTCCTTCTTAGTCATGATGCACTTTCCTCGCTTGTCTATAAGGGCGATATTCTCAATGTTCTGTTCGTAAGGGTCATCTGTCAGAGAACAGGCGATATATCCCTTGGGAATAGCTCCGTAATGCTCTTCCCATATCTTGTCCTGTAAGGGTTTCCAAAAAGGCGCTTTTAGGTTATGTCCTAAGGTGTCTCTCGACCGACCCTGACACATCTGAACCTTTATGAAACACAGATTTCTCTGCCCGTTGTACCTGATTGTGCCTAAAGGTGACTCCTCGACCACTTTGCCCTTTTTAAACTGACCGACGTTGTGCCTATGCCTGTCATACGCTCTCAGTTTCAGTGTTCTGACACAGTAGGACGTGAGCGTTGCGTGTGACCTGTTTGTGTGAAAGTGTACGTTAAAATCTCGCACCAAATCGGCAAACACTTCATAGCTGTCATAGTTATCCAATAACCACTGAATCTGTTCATCTGTGTACGACGGCATAGATGCTTTGGTGACCAATGTGATGTTGTTCCTTGCTAAATAGGTGTTCATAGCGTCGAACGTTTTGGACTCATTAAAAACAGCATTAAAGGTGGCAATGAAATGCTTTTTATCCCTGAAAATCCCTGACGCACAGTTATCGGCTATCCACTGTTTTTGTTTACCTGTCAGTGTTTGGTTGCTGTCTGTAGTCTCGCAATCGATATGTGAAATGCCGTGTCGGTACATATATCTAGTAAGGGCATCGGGCGAAATGGAAAGCGAAAACCTCTCGTTGAAGGTGTCAGCAAAAGACTTCACGCTCTTCCACTTCTTTGCCCGACAGTTACACTCCAACCACAATATCTCTTGTGAGGTGTAAGTGTGCCTGTCCATAATCACTCACCTATCATGCCTGAAAGTACAGAGTGCTCAAGCGTCTTTGCCTGTGCGAGTGCCTTTTCGTACTCAAGAATGAGCTTGCCGTTGTTTATCATCTGTTTAGCGACTCCGATGACAATCTTGGTCTGTTCGTTCTCAATCTCACGCTGTTCCTGTGTGAGGTTATTGCTGAGGGTCACGTTGATTCTGTCACCCATTACGTCATGAAGCTGTACTAATGTCATACCCATATTAAATTTCTCCTTCCGTTATCTAAGTTTGCAAAGTTTTTTGTTTTTGTAGGATGTGTGTCATCAAATTCTTGCCTCGACCAAATCCCTCACGCTCTGTACGACCTTTAACTGAACGTTATCGGCGTCTGTAAGCGTCTCCTTGGGAACGTAGTCGTATTTATCCCGATACAGGGGGATAGTCTTCTCAGCGTCTTCCCAAAGAAGTTCTCCTGTATCGTAGTCCTTAGCCTGTGTGTCGTACTTGCCGACCATCTCAAATGAGCAACGGATATCACGCTCAATCTCGTCGAGTGCTGCCAAAATCTTCTCAGTGATGTCAAGCTGTTTACGTCTTTTCTGAAGTAGTGAAAGTGCCATAGTCGTTCTCTCCTTGTTATGTGGTGTAAGTTTTTCACAAATTGGGGGAGGCAATTCCTGTCTCCCCCACCTGTGGGAAGTCTATATTCAGAGCTCACCTCAGTCGGTAGTGACTGAGGTAATCTTGAACATCGTGTTGACCTGAGCCTTGCTGTACTTCTCGTACAAGCCGTCAGCCTTGAGTGCCTTGGTGTCAACAACCTTCTTCTCATAGCACTCGTAGAATACTCTGTGAATGCCTGTGTCAAGGCTGTCAACCTTACGCTCATCAAGTTCAGCCTTGAGGTCTGCCTTAGCGCTGTCGATGAGTGCCTTGAGCTCCTTAACCTGAGCCTCAAGAAGTTCGATTTCGGTAACCTTTGCATTAATCTGATTGTTGTTCATCATTGTTTTTTCCTCCTGTTTTTTAAGTGTTGTGAGTTTGTTGTGTTCCTTTGTTGTGATTATATCTTAACACACTTGTTAATGGTTGTCAACTACTTTTTTGAAAATTTTTCAATTTTTTTTT